AGACACGCGCGGGATTTGCATTTTGCGTTTTACCGCGTATGATTCATGTCTTGTGCACAGCGCATTCCTGCGTAGCTCAGTTGGCAGAGCATCCGACTGTTAATCGGACGGTCACTGGTTCAAGCCCAGTCGCAGGAGCCAAGGCGGAAACCCTTACGCGAGTAGGGTTCAGCCGCAGTTGCGGGAACGGTTGCGGAAGCGTCCGAAATGGTCATTCTCTCCGATTCTCAGACAAACTCGAAAAACCAGCCCAAAAAACACACGAAAAAGGGCCACAACACGCCGTAACGGCAAATTCGCACGTCAGGTGGGAAGGTTCATGAAACCCTGAGAGAACGCCATCCAAACGTCTCACAGGGTGTAACAGCCGGTATCATGCGGAACCATCCAAATCCGACACGCCCATGCCGTTCTCTCCAAAATAGGGAGAGAACACGATGCATGAGCCGTCCGGAACCACGAAGGCCGCCACACGGCATAGGGAACCATGTGGCGGCCTTCATAGACATAACCGCAATCAGCAATCTCAGGAAAACCCAATCAAGCAGGTACAATCCTAATAATCTTCTTTATTTGGATTGCGTCATCATGTTGACCGAACACGAGGACATTCGACCATCGTGACCCTCCTAGCCTCTTGCCTCGTGTCGTTCAGCTCAACGGGTATTCCCAGCCGGTGGCGTCGACGTCCTTATAGACCAGATACCCGTCCGTGGTTGGAAGGTCGAACACAAGCTTTCCTTGGGCCTTGCTGGCGGTTCCGATTGTGTCCGGCAGCATATCGGCCCGCGGGAGGCACATCGTTGACGCAGACCCCTGCACGGGTGCGTTCGATATCGTGCCATCCTTGAGCACGTACTGCCAAGCGCCCGGCGCGCCCAGATACAGCGGCTGGTCGGTGGGCAAGTCCTTCGTGGTCTGGGCAGTCACGTCCATGACGACCATGTGCCCGTTCTCCGAAGGCTCGGCATACTCGTTGGTGCAGGGAGCGTCGAGCGTGATGTTCGTCACCGTCCATCGTGCCCACTCCGTCTTTTCCGAGGTGTCAGCGTAGATGTATGCGGTGTCTCCGATGTGCTTCACGAGGTTCCCTCGCTCGCTGGTCTCTGGTTCGGGCTGCTGCTGGGCTTGCTCGGGCTCCTTGTGCTGCTGATTGCCTTCGTTGGCTCCTTGTTGCGCCCCGCAGCCGGCAAGCAACAATAGCGCAGCAGTGAGCGTTGCCGTCAGTCTTATTCTTCTCATATCGTTCTCCTTTTTGATTCTCAGGCGGCCACCTGCGCGTCCGCCATGCCTGTGATGTGCCGCTCAAGTAGCGTCTGGTAATCCCTGAGCACTTGTAACGTTACCCCGAGTTCGACCGCCATGCTGTATGCCTCGCCGTCGTAGGTGGATTCGGCGAGCTGGTATTCGTCCGGTTCGATGCGCGTGCGCCACGGGTCAGAGACGCATACGTTCGCGCACGTACGTTTCGACATCAGCGTTCTCTTCGTCATCGCCAAGCATTAACAGCCACACCGCATTGTTCTTGCGTTGCACATTTCCGTTGCGCAAGCACTTAATCAATCCAGCCGATTCGAGCTTCTTGGCGATTTTGCCGAGACGGTTGTATGCCAGCTGCTCACGCTTTGGATTGCGTGGCTCGTTTCCAATGTCTACGATCTCGTCAATCGTTTGCGGAATGGTCATTCCCCAGCCGATTGCGATTGAGAGCCAGCCGGAGGTGAATGTGCGGGGCAGCATGTGCTTTTCCTCTGCCGCTTTGTCGAGTGGCCAGTCAGCCGTTGTTTCAGCCATACGCTTGAGCAGTGAGTATTGGGCGAAGTCGAATGTCTGCACGCCCTTGTGTTCGGTGGTGATTTTTCCTTCGGCGGCTAGCTCTTCGACGATCTGCGAGTTGCGGTATCCCATCGGTGATTCCATTCCGACCCTCCACGCCTTGTTGTATGTTTGACGTGATGGGTCTTTTGCTAGAGGTTCCATCATGTTCCCTGCGGTGTTGTCACCATCGCAGGGTTTTTCTTATAAAGCACACTATACACTAATGTGTGTGAATGTGCGTATGGGAATGTTGCGAGTAGGGGCGCATACTAATCTTCAATAGCTGAAATACTAATTTGCAAACATTAAATATACATATATGACAATATATGCATATATAACATTCTTTTTCAATAGAGCCGGAACGAAAAATCATGCGATGCGCGACCGTTCCTCCAACAGTCGCCGGTAATCCTCAAGCACCTGCGTGGTCACGTCCAACTCCGCCGCCATATGCCAGGTGTCGCCGTCCCACATCCGTTCGGCCATGGCGAACTCGGACGGGCTTATCAGCATCAAAGCCGTCTCGCGCCGCGCCCTACGCTCGCACTTCACGCCGAACCGCGTGCCGCAGCCAAGATCACGATACTTCGCATGCACAAGCTCATGGCATAGGGTGCAGAGCCTCTGCCGGTCGTTCAACCAGTCGGCAAGCCATATCGTCCGCAGCCGGTCGCAGTACAGGCCGCAGGTAGTGCCTGGAATATCGGATTCCAAAACCTTCAAACCCATGGCTTCGGCCTGACGTTCCAAAACGTCGATGGTGATTCGAGACATTGTTCCCTTCGTATTATTAGGCGGCGGCATCATAAGTGAATGCCGCCGCCATATTCATTGCTGTCGTCAGTCTTCAGGTGTTTCGGCCTCAAGCCTCGCGTTCGGGTCGTCGTTCGCGGCCATGTCGAACTCTTCACGGTAGATGATCGGACTGTTCACCCAGTCGGCGTCAGCGTTCTCCTTGAGACGTCGTGCGAGTTCCTGGAGCAGCTCGTCATTCGAAGCGTCATGCAGCCTTGCGACGGTCTTTCCGTTAGCCATCTCGTCGGCTCTTATATATCCGAACTCAACCAGAGCCTCTACAGGATTTTCGTCATATGCTCTAGCGATGATGATTACCGACTCGGCGCTGAACTCGCATCCTTTGTTGTATTGACGCCAGAGGGTTGAGACGCTGAGTCCGGTCTTGTTGCTGATTTCATTGATCGCCGCATCATGCGTTAGCTGTGCGAAATATGTTTTTTTATCCATGTATTTCATTATGAAATAAAAACTCTTTCATGTCAACACGCCGAAAAGGTGTTTCGACTTGAAAAATCTCTTTTCACTGTGGTATATTACTTTTCAGGTTGAAAAACAAAATGCTTCACAATGAAAGGAACAGTGCTGATGGCTGAATACAAAATGCAGTTCCGAGACGGCTTCCTAGACCGAACCAAACAAATGAGCGGCCTCAAAACGGACGAAGCCTTCGCCGGAGCAATAGGAGTCAGCGAAAGCGTCCTAGCCAGAGCCAAAAAAACCAACGAATGCACACCACTCATGCTCATAGGACTCTACAAAGCATTCGGCTTCCAACCCGGAGAAATCGCCCAAATCAAACAAACCGCCTAACCACACCACACAACACCAAGGAACCACAATGAAAATCACCACGCCAAACGAAACCAGACAACAGAAGCTTGAATACCTCACCGACAACGGCTACCTGCACAATCTGCGAGGAGAGTTAGGCATGTCTACTAAAACGCTAAGCCTCCTCACAAAACTGCCAGAGGACATGTTCACCGCCATCATCCCAAAGGATGCGAAGAACGGAGATACTGGAAACGCGATTCTTCCAGAAGATTTGGTGAAAGCCATGCGCAGAGGCTCCAAGGAACTCCAAGCCAAATACAACACCACCGACATGATCGACATTCTCTACGCGGAGGCAACCAAATGAGCAACGATATCGTCGAAGTCCCGTTCAACGGGAGTGCGATGATCGCTCAAAGGTTCGATGACGGTGAAATCTACACTGCGTTGAAACCTATCTGCGAGAACATCGGCATCGCATACAACGGACAGTGGGAACGACTCAACAGAACGCCATGGGCAACCATTCGTATGATACGAACAGTTGGCGCAGACGGCAAACAACGTGACATGGTGGCAATCAGCCGCAAGACGTTGACCATGTGGCTCGCCACCATCGACACGAACCGACTCAGCGACGAACAGGCACGCCACAACGTGACCGTCTACCAGAAGGAAGCCGCCGAAGCCCTTGACAAGTATTTCAACGAGGGTGGCGCAATCCGTGTTTCCGATGCTGATTCCGATGAAGACATTATGGCCCGTGCCGTGCTCGTCGCACAGAAGACCATCGAACGCAAGAACCAGCAGCTCCAAGCCAAGGACGCGCAAATCAAGGAACTGGAGCCGAAAGCCAAGGCGTTGGATGACTTCACGAACATTCCCGATGCTCTGCTTGTCCGTGACGCAGCGAAACTCCTAAGCAACGATTCCAACATTCAGATCGGTGAGCATGAGCTGCGCCAATGGCTTGTGGATAACGGTTGGATTTACCGGCAGCCTAACCAGTCGTGGTGCGCGGCGTCAAGTCGCGTGAGGCAAGGCCATATGGTCATGGTGTCCTCCCGTTCCCACGGAATCCACAAGGATGGCACGCCATTCGCCTATCCGCCAACCCCGAAGCTGACACGCAAGGGATTGGCGCTTATCCACCAGCGGTTGTCCGAACAAAGTTTCGAGCGAGTGCTTGACGCGGAGGTGGCGGCATGACGTTGTTGAATCCTCCGGCGCCGCCGCATGAGTTCGTTCTTGACGAGGGTGGGCACTGCGTCTTCCGTATCAACGATCGGAAAGGCGGGTCAATCGTCGAAAAAGATGGACTCAAGACGAGCACGTTGTATGAGGTTCCCGAATCGAAACTAGGCGCGTTCATCCAATGGGCCGCTGACGTTCACGGCCAATCAAGATAGGAGCAGGTTTTGACAGACAGGAAGGTTGTTGTCGAAGAGGAGATTTTCGACAGGCAGGAAGCTGCCAGGTATCTCAAGCTTGGAGCGGACAAGTTCGACAAACTGTACAGGGTGTGCGCCGACTATCAGGGCGGCAAGACCGTCACGTACAAGAAGTCGAAGCTTCTCGACCGTTACGACCAGGTGTGCGAGAGTTCACGGGAGGTTTCGGAATGACCGGCGCTCAGCCTGATGTCGCGTGGAGCGTCCAGACGGGCATCGACTTGGATGCCATGCTCGCCGCCAACGCGGGTTGGATTGAACGGGTCAGACATAAGACCAAACGTGACTATCAGCGGGATAAGCCGGTATTGCAGCGAGTGTACGAGTCGCTTCGCATGAAGTATGAGACCGGTTTCAGTACCAGTTCGTACAAGATCGCGGAAGACCTGCAATTGGCTCAGAGCGTTGTCTACAGAAGTTTGCGCAAGCTTGTTTCCTGTGGGCTTGCGGAAACGTTTCTGACGCATGGGAGGAATTGTTTCAGGCCGACAGGCTTGGAACCGACGAAAGGATTTGATTGGAATGAATGACAGTGTTTTGGTGAAGCTTGACCAGCTTTTCGATAAGTTGAAGACCGCAAGCGACGGAGACGATTGGAATACCGTGCGCGGTCTGGTCGCACAGGTCGCATCACTCGTCAAAGTGTATGAAAAGCCACTGCCCGAAGAGCCGAAGGAGCGGGGCTTCTATGTCACCGCGAATGATGGTCTGCTCCTGCATAAGGACATCGATGATGACTGGTCGGCGCGCACATGGGATGACTCGGCTAATCCCATCTGGAATGGCAATAGACCGTATGTGAAGTGGCCGACTGTCTGCGAAACGCTCCCGCCTGAAGCTTTCCCGTTAAAGCGAGTGAACACGGGAGACGGTAACGATGACTGACCATGATTACTGGCTTGAAGACATGCAAGCAATGAAGAAGCGGCAGAAGCCGAACTACCCGCGCCGCCGCATCAAATTCGCCCTCGCGGTGGTCGCCCTCATCGTCACATCCACACTCATGCTCACCTGGCATGGCGGCAGCACCACCGCCGCGCTCATGGTGGAAGGCGTGTACATCGCCACCGCATTGTGGCTGATCGTCAGATTCGCGCCACGCGACTAAAGACTTCCCGCTGGCCGGCAGTCCAAACAAACAACCAAAAATCGGGTTGTTCCGCAGGATACCCACGTTCACTCATTCGTCGGCCAGTGGGGACCATAACTGAAAACAGATATTATCCACGCGCCTACGAACTCAATACCGCGCAGCAAATCACGTAGGCGCATTGGCCGCACATGGTTGTGGGATTCATGCCGGACTCCTTAAGTTTGACAACTCATGAATCACCTTATCCATCTCGCATTCAGGTTTTGACATTTCCTGTTGCCGTGATGTTGGCCGTGAACCCGTTCAGGTCGGGTTCCAACGGTTTTGCATCATTCATTGGCGTGAATCCTAACAGGTTCGACTCCTGTTGCGGCCACTGTCCCCACCGGTTAGTGCGATTGCCGGACTGGGGATTTGACGTGGATTGGATGACTCGGGGTCTCTGGTTCTTCCCCTACGGGTCGCGGGTTCGACTCCCGCCCACGTCCGAAGCCGTCGAGAGACGGCCCATCATAATTGAAAACCCGGTTGGCGGGGGAGCCTAAAAAATCATGTTCCAAAGTCGATTTCTCTAGGCGCTTACATACACACACACTCTCCCGTCAACCAATCGCTGGTGCAAGGAACGTGGCCGCTGCTATCTCAGTCGTTCGGTTCATCGGCGGTCAGATGGTTCGACTCCATCCACCAGCACGCAATCACAGAAAGGAAAACCATTATGGACACCATCAACGTGAACGGTGAGACCTACACGAAAGTGCCGGACGAGATCAGCTTGTTCGGACGAACCTACCGGCTGGTGGAAGACACCATTCCGGAACCATTGGACGTGTCGGACTGGCATCCAATCGAACCGGATTACCGTATCACGCTCAGGGAATACATGACCCAACAGCATCCAGAAGACGCCAAGCGTAGCATCACCGGACTGGGCCAAGTCGTGAAGAGCACGATTCTGAATGCCGGTAAGGGAGACTTGTTGGAAAAGAACAGTAATGGTGCCGTCATTTACGCCCGCTCGTTGTTCCCGCTTGTCGAACAGGGTTATAGGAAGTGGCGTTACCGGAATAATGCCCACATTCTGGAACGGAGTGTGGCGGAAGCATGACGGAAGTGAAATTTCCCAGCATGGTTGACATGCCGGACAAGGAGTATTTCGCACATCCGGCAATCGACCAGACTGGTTTGAAGAAGTTCATGGAGTCTCCAAGAGCGTACGCATGGCACAAGCTGAACCCTCTCGACAACAGTACGTTGGCGTTCGGCAAGGCCGCGCACAGTCTCATTCTCGGTAGTGGCCCGAAGGTCGAAAGGAAACTTGACGGGCGCACCAAAGCCGGTAAAGCACAAGCCGAACAAGCCAAATCGGACGATCTGGTAATCCTTTCCGGTTCCGACTATGAGAAGCTTCAAAACATGGTGGATTACGCGCCGGACATGAACAGTCTCGTGGAAGGCAAACCGGAAATCGCCTTGTTCGCCATTGACCCGACCACTGGATTGCAGTTGAAAGGCAAGGCCGACTGGCTGCCCGACCATCCCGACATGGACGGCGTCATGTGGCTGTACGACTACAAGACCACCGGCCATGACGTGCAGGACTTCACTGGTTCGGCATACAAGTTCGGCTACCACATTCAAGCCGCCTTCTACATGATGCTGTATCGGCTCGTAACCGGATACCAGGGTGCGATGGGATTCAGATTCGTCGTGCAGGAGAAGCAGGAACCATACGACTGGATGATTTGGGAACTATCGGAAAACGATCCTGAAATCTCACTTGTCGCGGTGAAGCAGATTCGTGAAGCGTTGGACAGGCTCAGCTTCTACCGGAAGAACCATATTCCGTTGGAAGACATGCTCAACCAAGGATTGCCGAAGACGCCTATGCCTATCAGATTCACTGACTGGCAGATGAACCATCTGATTGGAGATGATGACCAATGGGAAATGTGATTGCGAAGAACCGTAAAGCCTACGGTTATGATTACGCCGATTTGGGTAGCGTAGTCAACTATGTGACCGAAACTTTGAAGGTCAAGGTGCAGCAGAGCATCCAATACGATAATCTACCCCGATATCCGAACGGGTATGGATTCGTCGTAACCCGCTACTGGCAGGAAGACAGTAAGTCTTGGAGCGTGTTTGAAGCTCCCGTCCCGATCATCGTGGGTGATTCCGCAGGTAAAAGAGAGCAGCCGTTCATGCAACGGTATGGGAGTGCGGAAACCTATGCGAGAAGGTACAGTCTGCTCACCCTGTTCTGTCTTGCTACCAGTGATGATGACGGCCAGTTGGCTGGCTATCAGCGTGGCAATCCGATGAACGAGGAACTACGCAAGCAGGTTGCCGCCTTGTTGGCTCAGGGGAATGTTCCAGCCGGACGTGAGTCCGAAGCCATCGGCAATCGTATCAAAATGCCTGTGAATTACGCAAGATTGACCGACTGGCAAGCCCAATTGTTCATCAACAGTTTCAAAAAGAATGAAGAAGTCAAGGAGGCCGCATAATGGCTGGAGAAACCGTTATCACGATCATTGGCAATCTGACCGACGAGCCGGAATTGCGCACGACGTCCGCTGGAGCGCAGGTCGCATCGTTCACGATCGCCAGCACCCCGCGCACCTGGAACCGCAGCACGAACCAGTTCGAAGACGGTCAGGCATTATTCATGCGCTGCTCCGCGTGGCGTGACCTCGCCACTCATTGCGCGCAGAGCCTCGCAAAGGGCATGCGTGTGATCGCGCAGGGTCGTTTGCAGCAGCGTTCCTATCAGGCGCAGGACGGTTCCAACCGCACGGTCATCGAATTGCAGGTGGATGAAATCGGCCCGTCCTTGCGTTATGCGACGGCTCAGGTGCATCGCGTGCAGCACGGCAATGGCGGCGGCTATCAGGGCGGCGGCAGCGGTTTCGCGGGCGGACAGCAGCAGGGCGGTTTTGCGGGGAACCAGCAGCCGCAGTATGGCGTGAACCCATCGAACACCGGTCAGCAGCCCGCACAGTCTCAACAGTTGGGTGGAGACCCTTGGGCGTCGAACAATAATCAGCCTTCCGACTTCGGCAGTTTCGGCGGCAACACGGACGAGTTCTAATCCAGACCAAAAGGAACCAACATGGCAAACATCATCCCATACAGGGAGTTTCTGAAAAGAAAGGAGCTGCGCGAGCAGGAGACTGGCATCACCGTTAGCCCGCAACAGCTCCACCCATCCCTGTTCGACTGGCAGAAACGTATCGTCACATGGGCTTGCAAAGTAGGACGTGCAGCCGTATGGGCCGATACGGGTCTTGGTAAGACCAGAATGCAACTCGAATGGTTACGGCAAGTCTGCGCCGGACATGGGACGGGGCTTATTCTAGCGCCGTTGGCCGTATGCCAGCAAACCATCCGCGAAGGCGCCGCAATCGGCATGGAAGTGCGTTATGTGCATGACCAGTCGGAAGTCTCTGATGGATTCAACATCACGAACTATGAGCGTGTGCCAAAACTCGACGTGTCCAAATTCAATGCGGTCGTATTGGACGAGGCTTCGATTCTGAAACAGTCTGACGGCAAGACCCGCAAAATGCTGATCGACACGTTCAGGGATACGAAATACCGTCTCGCCTGTACCGCCACACCGGCACCGAACGACCCGGAGGAACTATGCAATCAGGCCGAGTTCCTTGGATACGCCACCCGTGTGAAGATGCTTGCCACGTATTTCGTGCATGACGGGAATATTTGGCGTTTGAAAGGTCACGCGGTTAAGCCGATGATGCGGTGGATGTCGCAATGGGCCATCGCATTGCGCAAGCCGTCCGATATTGGCGGTGATGATGCGGGATATGAGTTGCCCGGATTGAATCAGACCGTTGATGTTGTCGCCTATCACGGCAGCATCCCGGAAGGCCAATTGTTCGCAGCTGACCTTGGTGGCGTCGGCGGGCGTGCGAGAGTCCGTAAGGAAACGCTTGTTGACCGTGTGAACCGTTGCGTCGATCTTGTCAATAACGAGCCGGGCGAACAGTGGATTATCTGGGCTGGATTGAACGACGAGGCGGACATGCTGAACAGGTTTATCCCCGGCAGTGTGAATGTGAAAGGCTCCATGTCGCCGGAAGACAAGGCCAAGGCGTTCCTTGACTTCGCTGATGGGAACATTCCGGTGCTGATTACGAAGGGTTCCATGGCATCGTTCGGTTTGAACTGGCAGAACTGCGCTCGAATGGCGTTCTGCGGTTTGAACGACTCGTGGGAATCCTACTACCAGTCGATACGCCGCTGCTATCGGTTCGGACAGAAGCGCGTGGTTGACGTGCATGTGGTGGTTTCCGATTTGGAACGCGAGATAGCGGAGAACATCACCCGCAAGGAACAGCAGGCCACTCATTTGAGTGACGAACTGGTAAAGACGATGAATGAATCAAACTCTTTCGGAAAGGCCGCATGATGGTCGATGAAATGTATATGACCGATGAAGCCAAAGGCAAGGATTGGACACTATGGCTTGGCGACTCGTGCGAACGCATGGCGGAAATGGCTGACAACAGTGTTGATCTGAGTGTGAGCAGCCCGCCGTTCGCAAGCCTGTACGTGTACTCCGATTCAACCCGCGACTTGGGCAACAATAGTTCCCGTGAAGAGTTCATCGAGAATTACGGGTACATCATCCGCGAACTGTTGAGGGTCACGAAACCGGGCCGTATCGCTTGCGTGCATGTGCAGCAGGTGGTGACCACGAAGACCGCTGACGGCGTGGTTGGATTGACCGACTTCCGTGGTGATGTAATCCGCGCTTACGTGGAGAACGGTTGGATTTTCCACGGCGAAGTCACCGTGAACAAGAATCCACAGGCTCAGGCGATTCGCACGAAAGCCCAAGCCCTCATGTTCGTCACGAAGAACAAGGATTCCAGCATGAGCCGTCCCGCGTTGGCCGACTATCTGCTGATGTTCCGCAAGCCCGGTGACAATCAGGTGCCGATCAAGAACGATGTTTCCAACGAGGAATGGATTGATTGGGCGCAGCCGGTCTGGTGGAACATTCGAGAGACCAACACGCTGAATGAGCGTCTTGGCCGTGAGGATACCGATGAACGCCACATCTGCCCGCTGCAATTGGATTTCATCGAACGGTGCATCCGCTTGTGGAGCAATAAGGGCGAGCTTGTGTTCGACCCGTTTGGTGGCATCGGCTCGACCGTGTACGAGGCAATCAAACTTGGCCGCAAGGGCATGAGCATTGAATTGAAGCCTTCCTATTGGGATGCGTCGGTGAATCTGATGCGCGAGCTTGAAGAGAAGCTTGGAGAGGCGACACTGTTCTGATGGTTCCGCTCTCTGGGATGACCGAACCCGCATGGTGTGACAAGCATGGGGTCGAATATTACGGCCCCGCTTGTCCTGAATGCGAGTCGGAAGCCGAAGACTATTGGGAGGATATTGGAGACGCGAGCATATGGGACTTATGACCACCTATGATTTCGACATTCCAGGCGAACCCGTCGCGAAGGGCCGTCCACGATTCTACGGGTATCGGGCTGTGACCCCTCAACATACGAGGGATGCCGAGGAACTGGTGCGAAACCAATTCCACATGTTCTACCCTCATGCCGAACCATTGGACGGGGACGTGATGATGATTCTCATGTTTTATAAGGGGCGTCATGGGAAACCGGATTTGGACAATCTGGAAAAGCTCGTCAAGGACGCGTTGAACGGTTTGGCCTACGTGGATGACCAGCAGGTGAAACTCACGTTGTGCGCCATGCTGGAACCCGACCGTATGGCATGGGGACAACGGGCGAAACGGCTTGTCAAACGTCGGCAGGGAATGCCGTTGACATACGGCGGCAATCCTTATGAGCCGCATACGGAAATCCATATAGAACCCTTGCATGACATTCACGGCGGGTTGGAAAGTCTCGTCAGAAACACGAAGGAGATGATAAGCGATGTCGGAAACCAGCCTGAATACCGGTGAGATGCTGTTCCAACTGCGTGTCTGGGATTACTTGGCTTGGGCGTTGGACGATAAGCGTCTCGACCATGTTGAGAACCTGTACTACAAGGGGCGGCCGATCAGTGTTTCGACGTTCGCCAATCCGAACGTGCCGATGGTGAAATGCTTCGATAAGGCTGAACTGTTGGCTGGTGACATTGATTCTGAATATCCGTTCGTCATACAAGCCGATGGCATGTTCGATGCTGACGTGATGGACGAGCGTGAGTGGATCGCGTCTCAACCCGCTTACACGAGTCTGAGCGTGTGGGACAAGTTCGAGACTCTGCTACCGGCCAAACCGTCTATGGAATGCGTTGACTCGGGCACTCGAATGTTCATCCGATTCACGTTGGGTGAATTGGCGGGCATGTTGAACAGTGGGTTGCCGCTCGGAGGTGGACGATGATTCTTCCAGCAGTTAACGTCAACGGCATCCATTTGAGCAGCCAACAGCATGAGGCGCTTGTCAGCATATGGCGTACCGGTCGAATGCCGGAACCCCACGCAGGTCAGAAACCGTGGCTGTGGATTCAGGCGCTCAGACGGCGCGGCTTGGTATCCGACAATGCGCTCAGACTGACCGACAAGGGACGCCATATCGTCCAACTCCTCCAGGACAGGAAAGCAGTCCCATACCAAAGCACTGCCGACAATCCACACTACGGATCCTACTGGGACGCCTACTACAGCAACCAGTCAACCTACCGATATCAGCCCGGTTTGGAAATCATTTGCAAAAGGAACTGTGATGAAACTTGACCCGCCACCGGACTTGGTGGAAATCGCTGAAGCCCTGGACGCGATGGCGAAACCACACGTGGGAAGCGGATGGGCGAACACCAACTACACCGATCTGCCCTGCACCACGCCACGGCAGGAGGCCATCTGGATGGAATACAACGGAATCACAAGAGGAGAGGATTAACGGGCGATGTGGTTCAAGGTCGATGATGGGTTCTGCATGAATCCGAAGACGGCGATGCTGTCCAATGACGCCACCGCATTATGGCTTCGTTCAGGCACGTGGGCCGCGCAACAGCTGACAAAAGGACGTGTCCCCGCGAACATGATTCCCATGTTCCGTTGCTCCGATGATTCGGTTCAGGAACTCTGCGATGCGGGCTTGTGGGAGTATGACGCCGACAAGGACGAATACGTGTTCCATGATTGGGCTGACTATCAGCCGGACGGTGACGAAGTGGATGCCAAGCGCAGGAAGCGGAGTGAAGCGGGCAAGAAGGGGGCGAGCCGTCGTTGGAAGAAGCCCGAGAATGGCAAAAATGGCAAACCGACGGCAAATGCTATGGCAAACGCATGGCAAACCGATGGCAAATGCCATGGCAAACCTATGGCAAACGCATGGCAAGACGATGGCAAACCGATGGCAAACGCATGCCCCGTACCCGTACCCGTACCCGATAAGAAAGAAGAAGAATATTATTCTTCTTCCAAAGAAATGACACTTGCCATGTTCCAAGACTCCACAGAGTTGACGGCGGCGGACAGCATGGTGCGCACCGCTTACCCGAACTTGGATTTACAGGATGCTTGGAACGCTTTCTCCGTCCGTCACTATGCCAGAATCAGCACCGTGGGGGATTGGATACGCCTATGGCGTGGCTGGTGTGAGAACCGGGCGCAAATGGGTGGTATCCCACCGTCGAAGCCACACGTCCACACTTGGGCTTGCGAACACACGTTGAAAGCCTTGCACCTCCAATCGCAGGATGACGTGACCGACATGGCGTCAGCCGTCAAAAAAGCCAATGAGCTAAACCAGAAGGAAGAACCCTAGTGAAATACATCAGCCTGTTCAGCGGCATTGAAGCAGCAACTGTCGCATGGCAAACACTCGGATGGGAGCCAGTCGCATACGCCGAAATCGAACCATTCCCCAAAGCAGTACTCAAACACCACTATCCGAACGTCCCAGACTTAGGGGACATGACGAAAGTTAATTGGAAGGAATACCACCATGCAGCAGATGTCGTTGTGGGAGGAAGCCCCTGCCAGGCATTCAGCATCGCCGGACTCAGGAAGGCTCTGGACGATCCTCGCGGCCAGCTCATGCTCGAGTATCTCCGAGCTTGCGCAGAAATTGATCCGGAATGGATCGTATGGGAGAACGTGCCCGGAGTTCTGTCGGCTGAACACGGACGGGCCTTCCAGTCGCTCCTTGAGGCCGTGGCCGAACTCTGGCCTGATGGGGGGGCGGCATGGAGAGTGTTGGACGCTCAGTTCTTCGGTGTGGCCCAGCGGCGCGAGCGTGTGTTCCTTGTCGTCAACACTCGAGACTGGCGGCGTGCCGCGCCGGTACTTTTTGAGCGCGAGAGCCTGTGCTGGGATCATACGTCGAGCCGAGAGAAGAGGCAAAGCCTTACCCAGGGAACTGCGGGAGGCGTTGGAGACGCAGATTCGGACGCTGGGGGATTGATGTTGGACTTCCATCAGCAGGATGGACGGTTCAAGGTCAGCGATCATCCCGACGTGTCGAATACGCTCACCTCGCACATGGGTACCGGTGGCAACAATGTTCCCCTGATTAAGGCGTTCAAATGGAGCCAGGGCGAGAAGAGCCGGAGTCTGGCGATTGGCGAAGTGAGTCCCACTTTGAGTACTGACCATAATCCAGCCGTCTACCAAATTGAGAGAAAGAGAGTGATGTGTCGCGCGGACACTCAGGCGAATGCCGCACAAGGATTCGATCTTTCTCCGACATTGATGGCTCACGCCGGAAAGGATGCCCCATTCATCTATCCGACAACTAATAGGAGAGACTAGTGGTTTTCACTTTCAAGATTCGCGGTGGCGGAGCGGGGGGGGGTAAGGGATTCCTCGGGCAGGACGAGCTTTCTGCCACGCTCAGCACGCACAATGACCAGTTTCTACATACGGAGGATTCGATGAATGGTTTGACGGTTCGCAGGTTGACGCCGTTGGAATGCGAAAGGCTTCAAGGTTTCCCGGACGGATGGACGGATATTCCGTGGAAGGGGAAGAAGCACACGCCGGATAGTCCACGCTACAAGGCGCTCGGTAATTCGATGGCGGTTCCTGTCATGAGATGGATAGGTGAGGGCATCCAATTGGTTGAAGACAACAAGGGATTGTTCCAGGAGAACCCCAGTGAGCAGTGACAATCCATCCAAGGAGACGTGCCGCATGGTTGATGATCGTGATGGGAGACGTTGCGTGCGTTGTGGCCGAAGCTTGTATGCGGTTGGCGGTTCCCGGCATCATCGGAAACTCCGTAGCCAATGCACGAGGGTGGAGAAGCATCAAGTGCAGAATCTGATTCTGCTTTGCGGTTCGGGTACGACGGGCTGTCATGGTTTCGTTCACATGCATCCGACTATCGCTTATGAGAACGGCTGGTGTGTGAAATCGTTTCAAGACCAGTTGGAAGTGCCGGTGCGGACTTGGCATGGACTCGTGTATCTCACCACAGACGGCAAATATTCATCGACAAAGGAACAATCAAATGACTGACAATATCAATCCATCGCATTACAAGGATGGCCCGTTCGAATGCATCGAACTCAGCCGACTGCTCTCAAGCGACTGGGGGCAAGCCGTCCAATACTGCTTCAGGTGGCAGCACAAGAACGGTGTAGAAGACCTCAAGAAGGCGTTCTGGTTCATCAATGACGCAATCACGCATAATGTGCCGTTCTTCGCCGCGTGCTGCAAACGGAACGCCGACATTCTCGAAGCTCAGGCAATCAGGCTTCTTGGCATCCTACAGGCCGAGAACTGGGCTGATCTCGAACAGTTCTGGCGGAACCTCAAGTGGGGAGACCGCGTGGACGTGCTCGAAGCCCTCACCGAAAAGATCAATGAAATCGAAAAGGAAGGCAAGTAATGGCGGTAGGAGCGATGGACGAACCGGTGATAAATCACGTTGACCATAAAAGCGTCTGGTGCGACTTCGGAAATGCTCTCGACAGAGTCCTGCTTCTTTGCTTTGCGCAACGCGAAGCCATTGCGCGGATTCTGCAAAACAACAGCACGGAGAGCGTGATTGCCTTCGCGGAAGGACAGATTGCGGCTTATATGCAAATCGAAGCGGCTGTCAACGAACTTGAGAAAGTCCATTTAGACGATCACACGAAGAAGGTGTGCAAAATGACTAAGGATGGTGAGTGATGGATAAGACGAGGGTGGCCCTCACGGCGATTATCTGCATCACGATTGTCTTGACTTCGTTCAGCTTTGGAATGGCACCTAATGTCGGCGAGAAGGCCAATGCGGGTTTTCAAATGGAAACGGTCAAGACCGGTGACGTGACATGGGCGTGTTTGAAGCATAACGGCGAATACATCGGCTGTAACACGGTGGAGACGGCCAAATGAATGTTTTCGCAGGCAAGACCGGCTACATCGTCTGGCCGCAAGGCGATACGGGAGTTCACACATGCCGCGTGTACGACTCACTGGATGAAGCTGAGAGCGCGGCACATTCCAAAGCCGACTTCTACCACAGGGCGTATGAGGTGCGTACCGCTTATGAGAGTCCGGCAAGAACCATCAGAACAATCAACCCAAGGAGACACCAATGAGCGACAGAGTGAAAGTCGGCACGAGCAAGGTCACGTTCCGTGTGCGCGCGTTCGACTATCCGCAGATCGAACTCGCATCCGTCGAAGTGGATGTGCCGATGTACACGAAGACGGACAACAAGCTCGACAACATGCAGCAGGGACATGTCACGGCGGACGTGCCGGACGGTTTCAACGAGAAGGTCAAAGACGCATTGCAGGTGTTCGCGGACACTCTACAGGCATCGTTCAACGAAGAAGGAGAGTGAAATGTTGAGAAGCATTGATTTCAAAACAATGCCTTATCTATTCACTGACAAGGCTGGCACTTGCCTGACCGTGGATTTCGACGAAAGGGAACTGGATGACATCTACAAGCAGGTGAAAACCATGTACGATCAGGCGCACCCGTCGCACCCGTCTGATGATATGCCCACCGAACCGGGCTGGTATGCGACTCGGGATGGTGAAGACCTGTTGAGCTATGACGGTGACGCTTGGCACATTCACAATATCGACTGTGATGCGCAATTGTTCGCTGACGGGGATTTGGAAACGATGGACTGGAGTGTGGTCAAACGCACGTTCGATGCTGACGCTTTCCCGCTGGTTCACGTTGACCTCGAAGAGATTGCCAACAGAAGAGGAAACCATGAAAGTGCATGACCATATCACCGACTGGCAGCACCTGCCATCGTCATTCCTCGCTGGCAAGCGTGCGATAGCCACCACCGTTGAGGGAACCACTATCGACGGTTTCCTCCAATCGATGACCACGAAGTTCAGTAACGGCAGCGGCAGCATGGTGCAACTGTTTTTCGGGGGAGTGTTCCAGCCGGTCATCATCAGTCTCAACGGTGGTGAGAACCAACTATGCAGAGCATACGATTCGATACTCATACTCAACGAGGTGAAGCAGTGAACAACGAATACGCGAAGTGGAGGACGGTTCTTGACTGCCTGTATCCTCGTACGTTCCCGCTTACACCAACCACTGCGCCATACCCGTTGAAAGGGTGAGTGATGTTCGGACGGAAGAAGAAAAAGCAGGAGGAGCCGAAAAGTTACCTCAGATGCCCATACTGCGGTCACGCGCCGATAATTGTCGCCGGCAAATGCACGTATCACAATCCACGTCATACCGTCTACCGGTACGAGTGCGTATTGAAGTGTCTTCAAGGCGAGGTCTGTTGGACTGCCGAAGATGCGTTCAACTCGTGGATACGCGCTGTCGCACGCTATTACGACGCAGAGGAAGCTATCAGACAATTCTGCAAGGAGAAGAAATCATGAGTCTGGCTGATGTTTGCTGGAATATTTCAAGCGTGTTCATCGTCATCACATTGGGAGTGATAGCGATACTCTGCGTGCTCATGCTATTAGGCGTGTTCGTATGCATTTTCGACCATGACGATAAGAACGATAAGAGCAGTAAGGAATAACAATGGCGACGAACGTGACTGAGAAAGACAAGACACTGCATGAGGTCATCGACTTTCTGCAAAAAGAGTGGGATGCAGCTAATAACGCTTCTGATAATCCAGACGAAGAAGTGTACGACTTTTACGACGGAATGACGACGGCTTACGAGCATGTAATCAATTACTGCCGTCACCTGCTCGGCTATTCCGGCTCGATGCCTTCCGAGGTGCCGAATCAAAGCGAGGATGCGAAAAAATGAAATGGAAACCGGATTGGTTGGACATCGCCGAAAACCTGCTGATCGGACTGATGGCGGTGGCTGCGGCCGCAATATTCATTGTCTTCTGCGTTTGCATATGGGAAGAAGTGACAACCGCCAGAACCATCATCATGCGCGACGGAAATCAATCATACGCCTGCACGGTCAGCGACATAAGCCTGGCCCCACATGACTGCAATCCAATCGAGGACGCGAAATGAATAAACGGTACAAGGTTTGTCCACTTTTTTGGAGTGATTACGGCGATGAGCGCACCTTGATGAATATGGGTGTGTTTGAAGAGTTGCTGAACGAGGGTTGGAAGATTCTGCGGGTGGATACCATGCCACCAACGGAATTGCGTGATACCGCCGTCACAGCGACGAACGTCTACATCCTTGAGAGGGAGGCTAATGATGATTAGTCAATACGACAAGGACATGTGTTGCCTGTATATCGCTGAGGGGATGACCTACATCTGGCAACAACGAGGGAACCAAGAGCTTTCCCGAATACTTGAATCATTGGCCGATAGGAAGCTCATGAAGCGTGTCCATGGCGGGTATGCGATCACACTCAAGGGCCTGTTGGCAGTCAAGGTGTGGAGACTTCACCTGTTCCTGTTCCATCACGATGAATACAAGTACTTCAGGAGGAAGAAATGAGCAGGGCTGAAACCACCGCCATGCTGTCCAAGCTGGTGGAGAAGAGGTTGAGGAATCAGACCGCTTTTTGGGCGAGCGAGGTCAATTTCGACCGTAACACGCCCGACGAAAGGCGCGTGGACTACGTGGGCTTCAAGCCCTGGAACATCAACGGCGAACCGGTGCCCGCAAGCGTCGAGAAAGGCTGCTTCGAGTTCTACGAGGTCAAGTCATGCATGGCTGACTTCACTAGCGGCAACGGACTGACGTTCTACGGCGATCAGAACTATCTGGTCTGCACGAAGGAACTGTGCGACGAGATCGTATGGCAGAAGATGGTGCCGCCGCGAGTGAACGCGATCCTGACACCGGATTCGACCGGCTCGAAACTGATTCTCGACTATGTGCAGTCCTACAACGACCTGTCATACAGGAGGCGTCCGGCGAGCGAAATTCTCTGGGCAATGGTCAAAGCGAACGGAAAGAGGACAAATTGAGTATCTCAGAGGATGAAGCCGAAAAGGCGTACTCGACCGAGTACTGGAATGACGGTTCGGGCTGCAAGAAGGTTTTCGCTGCCAATACTGACGATTTGCAGGAAGCCTATATTCGAGGCCGCGAAGCGCCACCGTCTGACGTTGAGGTGGAGGCCGTGGCAAAACGCTTGCTATGGCGAAGCTGCAAGAAGTGGGATGGCATCGAAAGCGACTATGTGGCGAAGGACGAAGACGATGCGTGGGATTACGCCGGGGAAATCTGTGGCTATCGGGAAGACTTCATCGATCGGGCGAAGGAAGTACTCGAAGTGGAACGACATGCGGTGACGGAATGAGACGGGATTATGTGTACGGGTATCCCACCAAGGATGAAAGCTCAGTGCGATGCTTCGTCGCGGTATCCTGCGGTAGCGGATACGATCATCCGCATCCGAAGGTCACATTCCACTCCGACCTGATGTACTGCATGGACTGTCATAAATGGTTCCTACCCGTGTACGCCAGTGAAGTCGAGCTTTTCCATTGGAAACCATGCTCAGTCTTACGGACGCGAATATTCCATCATCGAGCATACGAGAGAATCATCAAGCAAATCAAGGAGACGAAATGATAGGAAACAAGAATATTCAACGAGGGCTAATGGCCGTGCTTATGGCCGTGACAATGGTTTTCCCACTGGCCGGATGCGGTAATGAAGCGTATGCTGACGATGCTGAGAACGGTAGCAACTGCATTGATATGCGAGGCGACTTCGCGACCGATGAGTGCAGAATCAAGTTGCACGACGGTAGGACCGTGACATGCATCCGCTTCAACGTCTACAAGGGGGGAGGTGGTCTTTCCTGCGATTGGGACAATGCTAGCGGCAAGGACGGGGAGACGAAATAATGGAACATGAGCTAATCCCCGTATACACGAAGTTCAACGGTAACGGCGTGCGTGTGCAGAATGATTCAAAACTCATCGATTATTTGGACGATGGGTGGAAAATCATCAACGTCACGGCAGCGAACCCACTGGCATTGGGCAACAATGAGGCCGTCGTGTTGTACGTGATCGAGAGGACTACTGCATCATTGGAGCAAACGGAATGAATGAGCCTACCGCCGACGAGATCATGAAAATGTTCGCGGTTGACATAGCAGTTCTTCGTCGTGGTAGGCGCAAGCCGTCTGAGAAGCCGCCAGTCGGAAAGAAGAAGGCGAAAGCGTCGAAAAAGCCGGTCAAGCTTACTGCGGAACAGCTCGCACGGAAACGTGAACACACGCGACAGTGGCGGATGGCCCACCGTGAGCAAGTCTTGGAATACAACCGCCGATACAAGCTTGCGCATCGTCCGACATTCCACCATTTCAGCCGTGAGGAACAGGCGGCCTACGAACGCAACTACTACATGCTTCACCCCGAGAAGAGAAAACGGAAGCGGGAGACTGTTTGAGACGGTGACATTCTCCCCCGCCTACGCTAACGCTAAGAGGCGGGAGAATTCTCGGCAAAATCAGTTAATCCAATACCGGTTGCAAGGTTGGGTGCAACCGGTATACTAGACATGTTCCGGCATTAATCGCACGCCTTCGGGCACCGGTGCGGAATCAACATACCATGATTTTGGAAGGCGTGCGATTGGCTGACTGCAAACTGTTGCGTTGCGGGCGTGAACGAGACGATACCAGACAACTCTGCCCTGAATGTGAACAGCGGCTCCTAGCCGACTTGGAATGGTTCACGAAGAACATCGGATTTTTGGAAACCGACAAGATGAACCGCATCAACAATAATCATGACGCTGATGGTGGCGGGGGAGGATACTCTGATAATCCGCCGTTGAGGGAGCAAGTGTTCGACCTGCTGTATGAGGGAGACGAACGGGATGATAGCGTGTGGGGCACACTATCCGCGTTCGCTAAATGCTTAGGCGTCGAATACCTGAATCACGATCCGTTGAACGTGTTGGCGCAGCGGATAGCCGTGAAGAAAACCAAGCAAGGCGAACCAGCGTGTCTATGCTCAACGGCAACACCCGTGTACGCGCTTGAAATCCGCATCGCCCGCGACAAGTGCCAGCGCCTGTTGAATCAAGGCCATACGGTTAGCTTGGGCAATTGCCCCAACACTGACTGCAACATGCCACTATCGGCTGACGAGACGGCAAAACAAGTCAAATGCCGTGGATGCAGGAACGTTTGGAACATCAACTTTTTGAGGACACTCATGCAAGACAAGATTAAACACAGCACTTACACGGGGACTGCTTCGGACATTAGAAGCAAACTCCAACAGGCTGGATACCTCGTATCCGCGAACACGTTGAAATCATGGGCGCACAGGGGCAAGCTCACCCCGGTACGCAAGGAAGGGCGGCATCCCATCTACCGTATCGCAGACGTATACCGGCTCCTGCTCCGGCTCCAACAGGCCGGACAGACAACCGACAACATTTGGCAACTGCTCTCCACCGACCAGAAAGCGAACTAATGACACGAATCATCATCGAAGACAACGGCTACACGATCACATACGAGAACGTGTCCAACATTCAAGACCGGCAAGACCGGAGCGCCACCACCACAAACATATTCCGCAACACGCCAGAACGCACCCTGCATACGCTCACATTCCTCACGCCAACGGCAAACAGCATCCTCTAAAAGAAAGGCAAAAAATTGACCGAGATCATGCAAATCGCCGGCAACACCGGCAACATCGCATACCAGCATCCCCACGACGCCGGAGCCGACCTGAAATCATGCGAGGACACCATCATCCCCGCCAACGGACACGCGCTCGTGCATACGGGCGTATACGCGGCAATCCCTTGCAATCACGTGGGCCTCGTGTGCCCACGAAGCGGCCTCGCGTTGAAACAGGGCCTGACCGTGCTGAACGCGCCTGGAATCATCGACAGCAACTATCGCGGCGAACTATGCGTGATCCTGCACAACACCAGTGAAAGAGCCGTTGAAATCACGGCGGGACAGCGCATAGCGCAGCTTGTCGTCACGCCCGTCGAACACGTGAAAATCATTCCGGTAAGCCAACTACGGGAAGACACGGAACGAGGCGGAAACGGATTCGGCAGCACCGGCGAATAATCCGACAGCAAGAACACTCGCCAAACAGATGCTAAACAACCCCCAGACAGGAGCAGACATGCAAATCCACATAGTCGCCGCCGACGTGCAGGACAGGGACGAATACAGGGATTACACGACCCTTCCACCGGAAAAGCGTTCTTGGCTACCAACCGTTCGCCATGACACGGAAATCAAGTATGGCGAGCATGTAAGCATCATGGGTGTTTACGGTTCGCGCGCTCAAGCCGAACATCGCGTGAATGAACTCGCTAGAGAAGGCTTCACTGTTTTCCCGATCATCGAATGCACTGTGGACGCGAACTGCTGGGAATACATAGGAGGCTACGCGGAATGAGCGGCGACGACAAACTCATGGCAGGCGCAGGACAGCACTAAGGAGGCACAATGAAAGTACTCGACTTCACCAAGAAGAAAAGCGAACTGGTAGACAAGCTGGTAAAACTCGGATTCCATTATCTAAGCACCGACAAGGAAGAGCCAGATGGTCTGCGAAAACCCTCACGGCTGATAACCACATGGGCGAACGTCATGAATGGCGTGACCCTGCAAATCATCGATACGTATGACACACACCGTGTCTCAAACTACGAACTGATTACAACACCGCTCAAACAAGTCATCATAACTGATGATTGCACTAACATAAGCGTCACCATGTCGGTCGAAGAGTTCATGGAATTGGAACGGATCACGAACAGCAAAGGCAGCACATTCCCACGCCCGGAAACATCCTTCAAAAGAATTACCAACGAGAACTAGGAGACCACGCGGAATGAGCGAGACAATCACAGCAGACCATCTGAACGCCACGCACTTAGGCAAGAAGATAAGCATTTTAGACAATTGCGAAATCGTCATGTCAGGAAAACTCAAGGAGTTAAGAGCGACGCAATACTCCATGCCGGTGTACAGCAACGATATCGAAGCCGTGCCCAACGGCAATGGGAACATCATCATTGCCCCGAAACTGAATTACGAAACTGTCACCGACATCATCATGCACCTGTCGAATCAGCTCAATGACGATATCAAGGCGACCGTTCATGGTGACACGGAACTGGTAATCGAAGTCAACGGAAAGTAGGGGAGTATGACAGAGGGCACCACTGGAAAATCAACGAACGAACTGCTGATGCGCGTGTTGCAAGTCGAATCACCGGAACTGTTCGACGGAAGCGACTATCAGCCGGTACGAATAGTCAGCTACGATTATTCGCCATTCTGCGAAGCGGTCTGCGAAACCTGTGGCGATGACCCCGAAATGCTGACCATCGCATTCGAGACGAAAAGCGGCGAACGTTACAGCGAATACTACGACTATTTTGGACTGCCGAACATTTTGGAAGCATTGGATAAATGGGATAAGCAGTATGGGATGGATAATGAAATAGGGCGGTGTTAAGGATGAAGTGGTTCACTAGTGACTTGCATTTCGCGCATCCGTTCGTGGCCGCGCTGCGCGGATACGCGCTACCCGGATACGCTAAGGATGCATCGATCAAACAACAAGCCGAACATGAGCATAAGCCGCTCAAGAACTGTGTTAACTGGCGGAAGCATGATGCCGACATCATCCGAAGCATCAACACGTATGTTGGCGAGGAAGACGAACTCTACATCCTCGGAGACATCAGTTCCGGTGGTACGTGGAGCGTAGACCAAGCGATAATGCGCATCCAAAACCTGCATGTGCCACGCAAGAACAGGCATCTGATTCTCGGCAACCACGAAATACACAGTTCCAGCCGCACGCTGGAAAAGTTGGCAAGCGTGTTCGGGGAAGTCGGACAAGTCGGATTAACCGACATCACAAGCGGAGACGGAACCCGAACATATCCAGTATTGCTAAGCCACTACCAATGGCGTGAGGACTTCAAAGAAGCGAAACCAAAATATCAATTCTCAACCAACTGGAACGACCCAAATCTAGCCAAATACGCGCTACCATACATGAACAACACGCTGCTCCTGCACGGACACACGCACGCGCATGACCCGCTTGAGTTCGGCAGGCATCACAATGAGATCAACGTCGGATTAGACGCATGGTGTTTCGAGCCAGTCAACGAAGCCGAATTGTTGGACAACTGGTTACAACCCGCGTCAGGCAACGTCTGAGTGGTCTACAATGGCCCTGTTAACAACAAATGCGTTTAGCGAGTGTTCGCCAAACGTTGGAAACCGGCTTCATCATCCTCTGGATAACGGAACCGCGCTTCGATGCCCTGCGCTTCAAGGATCGCGGCTATCTCCCTGCTGCGGGCATTGACGATGGCGTAATCGCCTTGGTCCCGTCCGTAACGGTCGTAGTGTTCTTGCGAACGGTAATAGAGCAGGTCCACGTGGCTGGGCGCGTGTCCTTGCGTTTCAGTCATTTCGTCCACCGCATCCAAAGCGCTTTCAACCGCCTGGATGTGCAAGTCAAGCATATGTCCAAGCCAGGCGCGCACGTCAGCCGGCGCTTCGGCCTCGCCTGGCTTCTCCCACCGCTTGACGCTCAACACCTTGACACCGGCCTTGCTTGCGAGCATCTGCTGGCTGATGCCACAACGCTCACGTATGGCGCGAAACTGAGCCTTGCCTAATGTTTTCTTCTCCAAAACCTACCCTCCTTGACTTGTCGCCTGTGCATGCGGCACATTCCACGCATCTCCGCAAGACGGTCGCAATCGGGAACACTGCATCGCACGTTGTGCTGGCGATAGTATTCCCTCAAGCTGATGCCATGATGCTTGCTCATGTGCGTCGCCAGATTGCCTAGCTTCTCGCCGCAGATGGGGCACGGCCAGCCATCAGGGGAATCTCCGGGCGCAAGGTCTTTCTTGCGACGGTAAATCCACTGGTTGTAGTGGCGGAAACAGTAGTCTCCGCATTGCGCGACCATCTGACAGTTCGGAACTGCGCACTTGCGGCGTGGTTTTTGTGATACCATGATTACCAACCTTCCAAAAGAGGTTCTTCGTTGAGGTTTCATTTGCAAACTCGACTTCAACAAGTTTCCACGAGAGTGGACTTCGAGGGTGGTTGGCTATCATGCCAGCCACCCTCATTTTTCATGCGCGGAGTCCATTGTTAAGGGCGTTGATGACGGCTTCCTCGCGAGTGCGCCCGCTACCGCAGTTCCCTGGGCGCCCCCACTTGTCGGCGATGGCCCAGAACGTTTTGACAATGACCTCACACCGCCCATAGTCGGCAGGCGAGAATGTCAGACTTATCCGGCTATCGTAATCGTCGTAGTAGTGGTCAACCGGCATTTCGCGCTTCTCCGCAAGACTCATGGCCTCGCGCACATCCGCGATGGTGGTACCGGTTTCCTTTGCGATTTCCTTGTAGCTTCTCATTTCAGAATCCTTTCTCACTTGTCGTCAACATTGACATCGATAACGAACTGCGCGTAGAAGCGTCCATTCCGATAAATCGGACGTCGAACCTTCGGATTGGCACCGGGATAATCCTCACGCATCACATCCAACGCTCGATTCACGCCAGCGGATATGCCATCATGCGGCATCCGCAATGAATGATGCTCATAACTGCCGCAACTTCCGTTAGCTTTCGTGGTGAACCATTCAAGCGTAGCCATCTGCGTTTCGACATCAGCGTCGAAACGGTCAGCCGTATACGTGAACTCTCTTGCAATCATTTTCAGTCTCCTTGAGTCTGTGAGGATGCCTAGACGCATCCTGTTGGAAATTATTTTTTAGAATATTGTTTGCAGCGTGTCAAATCCGGTGTTTCCGAACCGGATTCATGGATAATCCATCATTCCGGCACGTCCACGCTGTCGAAAACCTTGTCATACGCTTTCGTCACGCATTCCAAACCCATGCGATACGCGCTCACGCGATCATGGTCAGACTCCGCCATGCGGCGCTGCCAATCATGCGGGAACGCCACGCTCAACAACGTCTCCCGCACGTCCGGTTTGACAACCTCGATTTTCTGCGGGAACATCGCATCAAAAGTGAGGACACACAAGGCGTAAGCCACCTGCAACGTTCGGTCAGACACGTAGCGGAAAGACTGTTCCGCCACGCGGTCAATCTCTTCCATAGACCACGGAACGGTAGCCGCCAACTTCGCGTACTCTTCCGCATCCTCATAATCCAAGCCGCCATTCATCGAATTTTCCTGAACCGTATCCACCAGGTATTCGTACAGTTCACCGATGATGCCCGCCGTGGAATGGACGAACACAGGCTCAAAATCAATAAAATAACTGCCGAACCACAGGCCGCAGACATGACCCACATAGCCGGTAAGCTCACGCGGCAGCATATTCACGTCAATCATCACAACACCTCGATTTCGTCATTGAACCCCATGAACTCCTGAGTGGTGAACCCGCCATCCTTGACAACGCAGTACAACCATCCTTGGAATCCACCCAAGCGCGCATCACGCATCCCACGAATCAAGTCACGCAACCACGCGCACACAAGATACGTTTTCGACACGGGACGCCAATAACGCTTACGCTCGACCACATCAAAATGGTCATATGCATACATTTGCTGACCAACGTGAAAATCAGCCCACAATTTCAACGTTTCCATGACACTCACGCCTCCCTCGAATCAACGTCACCGAACAGTTCATAACGCAACTGCGCATCAGCATCGAACATCGCCTTGTACGCATCACCAAGAGACTCATAGAAGACGCCATCCACACGCCAACCTTCATAGCCCTTGGAATCCAACGAACGGAACTCTCTCAGCGCACCAAGCATCATCTTGCGCATCAATCGATAATCCGGCATGCTCCTATGAAAATTACCGTCGAACCGGTCAGCGGCAACGTAAGCGTCACGCGCTTTAGCCGTATCGAATGGGACAACAGTACCAATCGGCTCATGGTCGAAATTGAAAGTGTTGACACCGTAAGGCCAATAAACAGCGTAAAAATGACGGGACATGGTAGAATCTCCTTGCAAATGGTTTGGTTGAGTTAATTACTGTTTGCAATGGCCGGACGGTATTCCTAGTACCGTCCGGCCAAACTTTTCAGAACAGGCAATCCATATGACGCGGATCAGGCAGATTGTCGGCAGCGGCGTTGATAACCGTGCTGAGATACGCGGTTATCAATGCGGGACGCTTGCCAATCTCCCTCAATACGGCTTGAACATTCGACTCGATGGACGAATAGCCGGTAGCCTCCAAAGCGGCCTTGACCTGCTGTGCTGTGATGACGACACGTGACATTTCAGGCCACCTCGACAATCTCATGCTGAGAGAGGTACGCGGCCACGGACTCTTCCAACGTTTGGTCACTGCCACGCTGGTAGTAGTCACGGTACGCAACCACGCCACTCTTACCGTCGAACGCGACATATGCGACGCGACGGCCCTTGGAATCACGGAAGCCACGCGGCTTATGCGCATATCCACCAAACACGTCAGCCAACTCCTTGACCGACTTGCCACCTGGAATCGTGACCACGCGCGCCTTGACGCCATGCTGCGCAATCACCTTCGGCGTATCCTTGGACGGAATCGGCGGCACTTCAGGAATCTCAACCGTATCCGGTTCAGGCTCAACCGACTGCGGTTCAGGGGCGACAACCGGCAAATCATCGTAAGTCTCGCACATCTCAGGATGGTCACACTCGGCCGGGGTGAGGAATGAAATGTCACGTGACACAACCATGCCGCCATGCTCATAAGACAATTCCCAACCATGCTCACGGTCGGCGTCCGACAGGCTCACGCCATGCGCCGTATAATCCCCACAATCAGAGGAAACCATGCAATCGCCACGTTCCACGATCAACGGCACGTCACCGATCTCACTCACCGCCTGAGCGTAATCAGGCCCGTTAGGGTCAAGCCACGTACCACCGTCAGCACGATACGCGGCAGCTACACCACGCACCGCCTGAGCATTCTTCACGCCCGGAATCATCCGCCATGATTCAACGCCATCCTTCATCTCGAAACGCCACACGCTCGGACTATTGACGGAATCGAAAAACATGAAGACACTGGACGAATTGACTGCCCACAGGCCGTTAACTTTGTTCGACATTTTTAAAACTCCCTTGTATAAAAAACTTGATTATTTGATTGGGCCGTTCAACCGCACGGCCCTGAGCGGTTTCACCATTCCAAAACCTTGCTGCCACTCACGAGCACATATGACGTGCCGGATTGATTGCCGTCAACGCTTCCACGCCACTCGCAAATACGCTCGTAACCGTCCGAAGTGCTACCGTCCTCCATGCCGCACTGCGGAATGGCTGACAACTCGCGGTAGCTCGCTAGGTCGGCTTGGCCGTAATCCTTCGTGGCATAAGTCTCACGCCACCACGTCCACTGCTGCTCAGGCGTGCCATGCGGATCGGCAACCGGCTGATCGGAAAGCGCTGGCGAACAAGCCACGCCGAAAGCCAACAGGCCAACAAGCACGGCAATAAGCAGAGTAATCTTCTTACGCATTGCGAACACCTCACTTGGAAAGAACGGAATCAACAACCGTGTAGAATCCGGTGCAAAACTCTCTATTGTGTTCGCTGTGCAGTTCCGCACGGCAACGTTTCGTTAACAGGCGGCGGCACTCACCAATCATGGCATGTTCACCGCGCGTATAGTATTCATCCATCAACCACCACGCGGCATACGTGGTTCCGTCAAGCCTGTTTTCATCAGGCGAACGCCAAGCGTTTTGATTGTGTGAATACGTAGTGTTGCACACGTTGGCGAGATACGCATACTCTGCGGAATCAGATTCACGAATATCAGGAAAATCAACTGTAACAAAAGACATTTTTAAAGCACCTCGATTGTGTTGGAATGTAATGCCCGAACGGGCTATATGGGCGTGATTGATAGGCTCACGCCCGAAAGCCTGAAATAAGTCAGCGCATACGCTTGCGGTTAGGACAATTGGGATATTCGATAGCCCGACACTGTAGGGCTTCTTCCATCTCCAAACGACGCGCATTGCTGCACAGAAACCGCGCCTCATCACCGGCACGGCACATCTCACGCCACAGCGCATCCGCCCGCTTCACGTCGGCACAATCGCTCTCGGCAACGAAACAGCGGATAGCGATCTCACGGTAACGCTCGGCCTCATCCCGCAGCTTGCGGGAATCTGGCGTCACAGGAAAACCGTAGTACGGGTAACGTTGATCGATGGGGCACTTCTCACACATGACTTGCCCCTCAGTGTTCCCGCGCGTACCGGCTGATAACACGCTCCGCCTGGCTGAGGGCACGCGCCTGCAAGTCAAGCAGAGGCTCGCCACGGAACGCCATGCTTGCATCATGACCATCAGCCATATACCGGCGCATTTCGGACGGGGTGAAGAACCGGGCGGCGATATCCACGTTGTACACGAGAGCGCACCCGCCGTAACTGTATTCCCGCCAATTGTCCGCGCCGTTCAGCAACAGCGCGCGACGCGATCCGAAGTGCTCGGGAAGAACCGTTTCGGGCATGTCGAGCGAATCAAGCAATGCCAACGCGGTATCCTTCACACCCTGGTCCCACTTGCTGCGGGGCTTGAACTTGGCTTCGATATTCTTGTAGGTCTCATCAACGGTATACATTTTGACACTCCATTCCAGCCCCCTTGCTAGAATAAGAGGGCTCTAGTTAGTTGGTTAATAATTACTGAGCAATCGAGCCGGATAGTTGCAGCTATCCGGCTCAACTCATTCGTGGACTACCGCGCCCATAAAGAGCACCGATAGCCCTGGCGGATTACTTAGAATCTGCCGAAGTTTCAGAATCAGAATCAAGTAGCTTACGCGGATTAGCAACACGCAAGGCGTCACACAGCTTTATCGCAGTGGCTAAGGTTAAGTTAGCCTCAGAGCGCCTACCGCTCTCGATATCTGAGATATTGCCGCCTGACATGCCAACCTTTTCGGCTAGCTCACGCTGCGTCAACCCGCGCTTCAGTCTCAATTCTTTCAATCCCATGGCCCTACTCCTAACTTGGATTAGAGGCCATTGTAGACCACTCAGACAGCGCGGGACAATTCCATGCCGGACACCGCGCCACGTTAGCGACTCGACGACGGTTCAGCCTTGCATGGTGTGAGGGTGCATCATGCCTAGTCGCATTCCGTCGCGTCCTTGTCGCGTCCACTCTTCAGTTTTCAATCATCCATGCCGCGCCTGTTAGGGGGCTTCGTGTCACCGTCCTTGCGGTGGTGGCCTTCGTGGTGGTGGTCTCTTCATCTCCGTTCCTTTCGTTGTCGTTTGCTTGATGGCTCTCACTATACACGTCCTACGTATGTAGTGCAAATTGAGCCAACATGAACCATGTCAAAACCATTGCAAACACTAGCATTCGTCGGCGTGTCGCAACCACCGCACGGCGGCAAAAAGACGGCGGGCGCCACAGCCACGGCCGCGCCGCGCCACGGCCACACCCAGGGACGCCACGGCCACGTCACGACGGCCATGTCCAGGGACGTCACGACGGCCAGGCGCGACGGCCACGGCCAGGGACGACATAGCCACGGCCACGACATGACGGCCAGGCGCGACGTTAATACGATCGCGCCCGCGCAAATATCACACGACACGCCAGAACACAATCGTACAAACGTTCCAACGTTGCACCATGCAACAAACACCCCCCGTGGGGGAGCCTCCCCCCGGCGCAAAAAGCAAGGCCGCTGGCTCTCTAGTGCTGACGCTGAATGCTCGCTGGAACATTTTTGGATTACCCGTTACTTACGAAGTCTTCACATATTTAGTGGTTGCAACCGTTTCTGCACCCTACATATTGTGTATAATGTTCCTTGGATTGATGTTGATGGTGGTAGAGCGCAGCTCGGGTCCGCATCGATATCTGGCTGCTATCACTCATTGCGCGTAGCGTGAGTATCCTAGGTGTGATGCAGTCAGCAGTGGAATCCGACCAGTCTATCCCGGACGTGGCTTACATGGACTCGTACCTATTATTTTGGGCTGGTCTGCAATCCTGTTGGCACAGCCTTTTGGTTGCCGGGTTCGATTCCCGGGGTTTGCTCTAGGTTTCATGGGGTAGCTGCCTATGAGATCGATGGCATTGCTCGAATATCTCCGCTGGAACATGTGGGGGATAAGAGGCTCCCTGCCTTAATCAGGTGGTTGATGACCGAAGGGGAGGCACGGCCAAACGGGTGCATAGATGTTTCACGTTCCTTGCCGTTGGTGGTAAAGCCCATTCCACCATGCCGAACGTCTTTCCGACTTGGACGTTAACTAAGTCGGGTATATGGCATTGGTGCAACCGGTAGCATTACGGTCTCCAAAACCGTCGATGTTGGTTCGAGTCCAACATGCTGTGCTCAGCCTACCCACAGGCTGTGGGAAAGGTCTTCGGAGTCGTCTTGTGGCGGCTCTAGTTTTAGCTGACCCGCCTAGTCTGCGGGAACAGTCTCCTGAGTCGCTGCGGCGGCTCTTGCATTTTGGATGCTTGGCAGAGTGGCTTATTGCACCACCTTGCTAAGGTGGCGACCGGGAACGGTTCGGGGGTTCGACTCCCTCAGCATCCGCGCGCCGTGGCTGGCGGTAAAAAGCCATTGTGATGATGCCATTGGTTCCTTATGGCTCTCTGGGGGTTGAACGAGCGTCCCATGCTCCTGTTGTGGGTGGAGTGTGGGACGCTTGTTCTTTTGCTTTGGTGGCGGAATGGTAGACGCGGCGCACTCAAAATGCGCTACCTGTAGGGTGTGAGGGTTCGAATCCCTCCCGGAGCACTTGGGTTGGTTGATCTGAGAACTTTTCCTGCTGGGATGTTTCCCCTTTGGCGTGTTTTCCTGCTCAGCACCGGCCAACCCTGTTTTTGTGGAGGCATTGTGGCGTGGTTTAGTTCCCATCGTGATGAACGGTTCAATCCTGATTGGCCGCGTGTCCGTGCGATGATTCTTGAACGGGATGGGCATAGGTGCCAGTGGCCGGTCAAGGATGATTACGGGAATGTTCGCCTGTGCGGACGGTATGGGAATGAGGTTGACCATAAGGTTCGTAATCCCGTCCATGATGATGATCGTCCTGAGAATTTGTGGGTGTTGTGTCGTTGGCATCATCAGCGGAAGACCGAGGGTGAGTCTGCTGAGGTTCGTCGTGCGAAGGGTAGGAGTCGGAGGGAGAAGCGTTGGTATTCTCACCCGGCTTTCAAGTGAATGAGTTCATGTGCGCGGTTGCCGGTTGCGCTAATCCGGTGTGTGCGAAGGGATTGTGTCGTTCGCATTACGACCGTGACCGTTATTCGGGGTCTCCGCTGAAGCCGTTGCGTCAGCGCATGTGTCCTCAATGCCATACGTGGTTTGATCCGAAGCGTTCCGACCAGTTGTTTTGTTCTGGGCGTTGCCGTGTGGCGTATAAGCGTGCTCGTGATGATGATAAGTCGTTGCCGGTGAAGCCTGAAACGACTATGTATGTGCGTCCGGTTGACGTGTCCGAGCTTGAGTCCGAGCTTGTTGTTGAGTCTTTTACTGATTCTCAGGTGGTTGAGAAGTGTGGCGGCTTGTGCGCGAAATGCCATGAGCTGGTTGATGTTGGTTCGAGTGGTGCCGATGGTGCCGCTTTCGTGTGGAAGGTTCCGTTGGAGAAGTCGCATAGTGCGACTTTGGCGAATCGTCTGCTGGTTCACAAGCGTTGCGAGGGTGGAACGTCCTAGCTTCGCGTATTGCCTGAAACGGGCGGATTGTGAGGCTGGCTGTGGCTGGTAATGGTCGTGGTGCGCAGAAGTCGAAGAATCCGATTCTTCGTGCGCCTGATAGTCCGATGGGTTTGGAGTTTCCTGCTGTTCGCCCTGATGGGCAGGAGTGGCTTGAACGGACGAAGAAGTGGTATGAGTCGCTTCGTGTCAGTCCGTTGGCTCAGCGTATGGGTGTTGAGGCCGACTGGTACGCGGTTCAGGATTTGGCGTTGTTGAAGGATGATTTCTGGCGTCCGAAGACTAAGGGCCGTTGGATGTTGGCTTCCGAGATTCGTCAGCGTGAGGCCACGTTGGGCATTACGCCCGAAGCTCGTGTGAGGTTGAAGTTCGATGCTCCGCAGCCTGACGATATGAAGGCTTCCGCGTATGAGGGCGATACTGAGGGTGCTCGTAACGTTCAACGGAACAGGCAGCGTGCTTCCGCATTGGGTTTGCGTGTCATTGATGGTGGTGCCTGATGCATACGCGCATTCCCGAATTGCATGGCGAGGATTTGACTCGTTCGATGGGAATGTTCGCGGTTTGGTGGATTGAGACTTTCTTCCGTGTTGGTCGTGGTGGCGGTGTTGGCTTGCCCGAGACGTTCGACATGGACGAGTACGTGTTCATGCTGCACGCCTATGCGTTGACCGAGTGGGGTACCCGCCGGTTCAATCGTGTGTTTTATTCGCGTGCGAAGGGTAAGAACAAGTCCGGTAAGGCCGCTGGCATTTGCGCGTTCGAGGGTTTGGCTCCTTGCAGGTTCGATCATTGGGCGGAAGAGGGGGAGACTTACGAGTTTCTGGGCGAGGTCTACCCGTATGCGAAGGGTGAGCCTGTCGGCCGTATGGTGCAGATGCCGCAGATTCTCTGCTTGGCTACCGCCGAAGGTCAGACTGGTAACATCTTCGATTCGATTTACTACAACTGCGATCAAGGCCCTTTGAGCCAGTTGAAGGGTGTCGGCCTTGATGTTGGCCGTACTCGTATCGGATTGCCGGAGGGTGGGGAGATTGTTCCCACCACGAGTGGTGCCGCGTCCAAGGATGGCGGTTTGGAAACGTTCGCCGCCTGTGATGAAACCCACTTGTACAACACGAACAAGCTTCGCAACATGTACAAGACCGTTCAACGTAACCTCGGCAAACGTAAAGGTGATGCAGACCCGTGGATTCTGGAAACCTCGACGATGTACAAGCCGGGGGAGGAGTCCATTGCGGAAACGTCGTACAAGTATGCGTGGGATACTGCTTCCGGCAAGATCAAGCATCGTAGCGGCATCTACTTCGACCATGTGTATGCGAACATCGACTTGGATGATTTCGCTGACGAGAAGAAGGTTCTCCGCGCCTTGCAGGTCGCGTATGGTGCGAGTGCGAAGAGTTCTGATGGCAAGGATCATCTGATATTGCCCGATGGTCGTGTGACCGTGTTGAACGCCGATGGCGTGGATGCGGAAGGCCATTCGTATTGGGATGGTGAGCTTGGCCCGTCGAAGGATGGGTGGATTGACCTGAATGGTCAGATGGATCAGATTTACCAGCCTGACTCCGATCCTGCTGATTCGATGCGTTATTTTTTCAACACTTTGTCGAGCGTGCATGACGCTTGGCTTACCGAGTCCGATATTCAGTCCCACATGCTGTATCGGGATGAAATGCATACGGCGTTCAATTCGATTCGTTTGGATGGCGCGTGGCAACGGTTCGTGACGAAACGTGAGCCTATAACGCTTGGCTTCGATGGTTCCGTGTCGGATGATTCGACGGCTCTTGTTGGATGCCGCGTGTCCGATGGCATGTTGTTCCTGATAAAGCTTGAATCCGCGCCTGATGGTCCCGAGAAGGCCACTTGGCGTGTGAACCGTGATGCGTTCGACGGCATGGTTCGTTGGATGATGGACAATTACAACGTTGTCGGATTCTTCGCTGATGTCGCCTATTTCGAGCAGATGATTGGCGGCTGGGAGAAGGATTACGGGAATAAGTTGAAGGTCGGGCCGCGTAAGACTGGCGACAAGATTAAGTTCTGGACTAACAACTGGTATAAGGACATGCAGGTTGCGTTGGATAACGCTCATACCGCGTTCCGGTACCCGTATACGGAGCCTGAACGTAAGTCGAAGCCCATCAAGGATGATATCGCGTTGCTTGCCGATCCGCGATTGGTGAATCATTTCCGTAATGCACGTAGGCGGGAGACTCGTACTGGGTATGCGATTTATAAGGAGTCTCCTAATTCGCCGGACAAGATTGATGCGTGCATGGCTGGCCTGTTGGCTTATACGGCTCGTGGAAAGTATTTGGAATTGGCTGACGAGAAGCGTCGTTACGCGCCGTCGAGAATCTACTGAACATGTTTAGAAGGAGTGCCCAGTGGCCGAATTGCAGCTAATCATCGACGGGGCCTCCTCCGATGACGATGATGCTTACGTGATTACGTCGTTGGCGCAGGAGTGGGGTTCCCGTCTCTTGGATATTGCCGAATTGAAACTGTTCAAGGATGGTAAGGAGATGGTGGACGAGAGCAGTGTTCCGCAGGGTGTTGACCCGAACGCGGCTCCCGTCTACAGGCTGATGCGCCAGTTGGGTGTTGTGAATCTCGCCCGTCGTATCAGTGAGAGCGTGACAGACCGTCAGCAGCCTAATGGTTTCCGTAAGGTCGAGGATTCCTCATTGAAGGATACGGACGCAGACCAGATGGCGAAGCAGTGTGGTCTGCCGTTCATTCTCCGCCGTCATTTGTTGCCTGACAAAGGGGATTACGGTTGTTCGTTCGCCATCGTGGGAAAAGGGCAGGGGAGTCGTTACATCAAGGCGTTGAGCCCTTGGGAAGCGTGGATGTCCGACAATGATGATGCGGCGATCATGTATTCACATGATGACAAGCAAGGTGTTGAGACTCTTACCTTGTTCCGTATCGAACGTGACGATGATGGTTTCGCAAAGCGCGTGTATTCGCGTGTTGCTTCTAGGGAGTCAGACCGTACCGTTGTAGATCCGTCCAATGATAGCGACTTGTCCGATTTCATTAATCAGGGCAAGGCGTGGAGTCCGGGCACTAACTGGAAGTGGGATGACGGAAAGGGTGACGAATACGATTACGCGCTTGAATGCGAGTCGTTGCCTATTGTCCGTTTGAGCACTGTTGACGGGCAGGGATTGTTCGAGCCATATCTGCCGATGCTGAAACGTATCGACCGTGAGGTGTTCGACCGCTTGTGCATTACGATGATGCAGGCGTTCCGTCAGCGTGCCATCAAGGGTGATTTACCGCAGACGTATACGGAGGAAGACCCTGATGTAATCAATGGTCTTGCCGAGGTTGGTGATCCCATCGACTACTCGAAGCGTTTTGCTATGGGGCCTGCGGCCTTATGGCAGTTGCCTGACGGTGTGGATATTTGGGAGTCGCAGACCACGGATACGAGTGGCTTGCAGAACATCATCATATCCGACGTGAAGCAGCTTGCCGCAGTGTCCGGCATCCCGTTGGATATTCTTTCGCCTGATGTGCAGGGTTCGGCCAATGGTGCGGAGTTGAAGCGTGAGACGTTGAAGTTCAAGGTTCAGACCATGAACGATCTTGACGCTGAGCCTATTGTCCGTATGATTCGTATGGCTTTGGCGCTGGATGGGTCTAAGGCTTCGCAGAGCGAGTTCGAGATGGTGTGGAAGCCGATGGATACGACCAGTTCGCTTGAGCAGGCTCAGGCTTGCCAACTGTTGTATCAGAGCGGCCTGTTGGCGCGTAGGACGATTCTCACGCACAAGATGGGTTATACGGCTCAGGATGTTGCCGAGGATGATATGAACCGTCTTGCCGACCAGTTCAATGTTTCCGGCCAGTCGGATAAGGGTACTGCGAAGCTTGTTGCCGCAGTGGAACCTGCTACGGGTTGGGATGATGAAACCCAGTCCGCTGTGGATGGCTTGCCTAATGTTGATGTCGAGCTTGTCGATGAAGGCGAGATTGAGTCCTGATGTCTGGGAAAACGCTTGAATCGTTGTCCGACACGCTTGAACAGGCTCGTGCCGCTTTGGTGAACCAGTATGTGAGTCAGGCGCGCAGGATGTGGGATATGTTGACTCCCGCTGACTGGTGGAATGATGGCATGACGTTTGCCGTCGCGGCTCGCATGGCGTTGTTGGAGATGGCGTTGATTCAGCAGGTGCGCCTGTTGGGTGTTTCCTATGCGGATGAAACGTTGAGGATTGTCGGCGTCAATCCGAAGGGTGATGTGCCGAATCTCGTGTTTCCGCGTGACAATACCGACCCGTGGCTTGTGGCCCAGCGTCCGGCTGACTCGTATCGTTCCGCCGCTGTCAAGTCTCCTGCGATTCGCCCGCAGTCTTGGCCTGATAAGACCGATGAATTGTTCAGTGAGGTTGACAAGTGGCTTGAACAGGCGTTCAACCGGTTGCAGACCACTGTTGACGAGGACGTGTCCAGAGCGCAGACGAGCGCCACGCTTGACAAGTATCGGCGTAGCAAGGTTTTGGAATACCGCAGGGTGTTGCATCCTGAACTATCCAAGACCGGCTCGTGCGGCTTGTGCGTCGTGGCTGCTGACCGCTGGTATTCGACTGCCGACCTACTGCCGTTGCACGCTAACTGCCATTGCGGTGTCGCACCGGCTGGCAGCGACTATGACCCCGGATTCCAGTTGAATCAGAAGGATTTGAAACGACTGTACGACGAGGCCGGTGGCACTACCGCGTCCGCGTTGAAGCAGGTGAAAGTCAAGACGATCACTCATGGAGAGCTTGGCCCCGTGCTTCTCGCTGAGGATGCTGAGGATACGCCTGATCCGGTTCCGTCGAAGGATTCGGACGCTTGGCATACGCCTGACCGTCAGTCCACGTTGACTCAATGCCGTCGCATGGAGAATCGGGCAATCGAGTTCAACCGGCGCTACAAGGAAGTGCAGAAGGCCGGTAAGCCGGTGACTTTCCGCTATGAGGGGAGAACGTTCACGTTCAAACCTTCCAAGAATTTGAAACAGGCTATGGCATGGCAGAAGACCATGCTCAACCAGATGCGGTCGATGCTTGGCGAGGCCGCATAACACTATTGAAAGGATTCAAGCCTAATGGCTGATGAAAATACCAATACCGCTGAAACGGCGGCATCTACGAATGCGCCTGAAACGGGCGTGAACGCGCAGCCGAAGGACACTGCCACTTCTCCTGTAGCCGCCAATACGGCGTCTCAAAAGAATGGTGCGGATGACCTTTCCGAGAAGTTGGGCATGTGGAAGCATCAGGCCCGTGAGAACGAGCAGAAGATGTATGAGAATCGTGATCGTGCCAATGCCGCCGAAGCGAAGCTTGCCGACACGGAAGGCCGTCTCGCTGACGCTGAGGTTCGTATCGCCAGGCTGACCGCGCAGAAGCAGCATCCTGAGATTACGGACGAGGCTTTCGATGCCTTGTGCAAGGAAACCGACCCTGACGAGATCATCAAATGGGCCGATTCGTATGTTCAGTTCATGCCGAGCAAACCTGAAACGGGTGGGCATGATTCCGCCGATGATTCCTCGCGTAACACAGGGAAACAGGCTATGAAAACCGCTTTGTCCAATTCCGCGCCGCATGTTCATGCTCCCGCTCAGGGTGACGCGAAGAGCGGCTACGAGTTTGGGCTTAAGCATTCGTTGATTAATTCCAAGAAGGAGTAAACCTATGGTAAACGCTATGGTTCATCCTGAGAACCTTACCGCGCCCCAAGATAAGCAGAAGTGGCTGCTGAACCGTATTACAGACGGTATCAAGAAGGTCACTCTCGACTTGTCCACGTTCGTTGGCGGCGCAAACGAGTCCAAGTATTTCGCGTCCATCGACGATGAGAACACTGTCGCATACCTGTATTCCGGTATTCCGCTGGCTCGTATCGGTAGCACTAATAATTTTGGGCCGTATGATCCGACCGCAAAAGATGGCCGTCAGAATAAGGTTGCCGGTTTCCTTGAGTCTCAGGTCAAGGTCGAGTTCACTCGCAAGGGTTTGAAGGAACGGTATGTTGATTCCGGCTTGCGTTACATGGCCGTGATTGACAAGGGTAAACTGCCGGTGACTATCGACAATGCGAAGGTTGATGGGCTGATTCTGTCCTATGACGTCAGTGCCGGTTCCGATGTTGAACTGCTGTCCACTGGGGCCGCATCCGGTTCATATACTCTCCCCGCCGCATCCGCTAGTGCTCTTGGTGGCGTGAAGAAGATCGCCACTCCGTCCGAGGACAGTGTGGCCGCTTTGAAGACAGCTTTGAAGAGCGCCGGCATTTTTGGCTGACGGTCGTTCTAAACAATTATTTTCCAACCCGCCCATCGTGGCGGGTTTTCTTATATAGGAAGGCTTTTTAATGGCTCTGGTAAACAAGGATTTCATTACCCCTGCCGAAGCGTCCGGCATCGTGCTTGGCGCTTATCAGGGTGCCACTTCCGCTTTGCCGTTCGGTCAGATTCTGGCTGACATGAACAATCCGACTGGTGTCAACGTCAGCTGGGTTCCGAACCAGCCGCGTTTTGAGGCGGACACTATTGAGTACTCCGCATATGATGCCGAGGCGCCGTACGATGAGACTCACGCTGGTGGTAAGAAGATGTATACGGAGATGCTGCCGTTGCGTAAGCGTCACCGTGTGTCCGAAGAGGATATCGTAAAGGGTGTCGCTTCTTCGAGCTTCACCATCGACCCGGAAGTGAATGGTGTGGCTGCCACTCCTACCGCCGCTGATAATCTGCGTGAGGCGTTCGTGCGTCTTGGCAAGGAATTGGCGTTTACTTTGGAGATGTACCGTGTCGAAGCCACTGTTGACGCGAAGATTACACCGAAGGCTGGTTCCGCCTTCGATAATGAGTGGGATTACGCGCGTGATTCGTCTCTGACCATCGACAAGTCCTCTGGTCAGACTTGGGCTGATGGCGGTGATCCGGTTCAGGACTTGCGTGACTGGGCCGACAAGATTGATGCCGCCGAAGGTGACGCTCCGAGCATCATGCTCACCACCAAGAAGGTGTGGCGTGCGTTGGCTAAGAACGCCGCGATGATTAAGTACTATTATCCGACCACCGCTAAGGCTTCACTGCCGAACCTGTTGAAAGATGACGAACTCAAGTACGTGCTCGTGCAGATGACCGACATTCGAGACGTAATCATCGTTGACGACATGTACAAGGATTACGCGCGTCAGATGAAGATTGAACTGCCGGGCAAGGTCAAGTCGTTCTTCCCTGAGAACACCGTGCTGTTGATTCCGGCGTTGGGTGACACGTCCATGGGCTACACCGCTTTTGGCCCGACCGCCCAAGCCAAGGAGAAGGCCGTGTATGGCATCACTCGTGAACATGATGCCGGTCCGGTCGGTGTCGTGCTGGATTCCACCGGCACCAATCCGGGCTATGAGGCGCTTGTGAACGCTTCCGCCCTGCCTGTGCTGGTCAAGTCCAACAGCACTTTGAAGGCAACTGTTCTGACCGCATGATCTAGGAGGCGCGTATGAGCACGGCAATCATCGACAACATCGACTGGTTGAAGTATATGCGCGTCTACGGTTCCGCCGACGCGGATTCATTTGAAGAGCATTTCGACACTGATTGGATTTCCACTCAATGCCGCAAGGCCGCTCTCATCTGTTTGAGCGAATGCCCGATTGTTCGGACGCGCTTGAAGAAGGGGCGTCTCTCTGAAAGTGATTTCGCGTCGGTCGTATGCGAAATGGTGTTGCGCGTAGTACGTTTCAACCGGTTCAAAACCGAAGCGAACGGTTCTTACTCGTACACGGAGCATGATCCGCAGCAGAATCAGCCTGGCTATGATCCAAGTCCCCGGCTGTTCTTGTCGAAAGCGGAGAAATCGATTCTGAATGGTTTCGCTGAATCCGCTGGCACGATGTCACACATCAGTCTTGGTTTCGACCCCGGTTATGGAGGTTGATGATGGCGTTTCTGTTTGACGATGATACGAATGAACGCCATTACCTCTACGAGGATGACCAAACCCATTACGGTGGTCAGAAACAACTGTTCGACACGGATTATGTCGTTGTGATTCCTCGCAAGCATGTTCAGGACGCGCACGGCGGCCAGTATGTGCAGACTGGCGATCCGGTGAAGGTCATCTGCTGTGTTGAGGGTCGTGCGCAACAGGCTGGCATGTTCTCTATTTCCGGCGCTGAGGATAAGACGCCATCTTCGGATAACCCCGGCGGTTTGGAAGAGGTCACTCCTTTGCAGATTATTGCGAGGGAATGGCCCGGCGACATTTATTCCCGGATCTGGTATAAGGGCGATTATTACGATGCTGACGGCGCTCCTACGTGGCGTGGGAGTGGTTCTCGTTTCTCCCGGCATTGGGAGGTTCGTGCACGTCGTGTTGTTATTGGCGATTATCTTGATGGCGGCATTTCCGAGCCTGAATGGGTGAAGGAGGTGGGCGGCGTTGGGAAGGGTCACGATTCGGCGTAGCGTCGCTACCGATATTGCGAAGATGTATGGGCCGGAACTTACACGCCGCGCCGCCGTGCATAGCGTGTCTGCCGTCCGCGCGAAGGCGAATGAGGCCGCTACGCATTCAAGCGTCGCGGATAGGATCGAGGTTTCCGTTCGCAAAGTCGGCTGGCATCATCAGATTGTCATGTCCGTCATGGGCCGTGATGGCACGCAGGTCGCTCCGCATTTGGAGTTCGGCTATTTCAACCGGTGGCTTGAACACAAGTATGGGCCTCGTGATCCGAGAGCGCGTATTCCGGGTAAACATATCATGTTTGATTCGTTGAGTCGGGTGAGATTGTGACGGACAACATTTTTCAGCGTCTTGCCATTGACGTTCGTGAGTCAATCGATGCGGAACAGTTGGTTTATGAACTGTTGAATCGGGCGTATCCGTGCGAGGAGTGGCCTGATGTGAAGGTTTGCAGCGAGCTTGACTTGCCTTTGAACGCTTACGGTGAACGTGGACAGGTTCTTCTCTATTATGTTTCCGCTCCCGAACAGTTTGACCGTGGATTGTGGCGTTTCGGCGTGACGTTCACGGTTTTGGCCGCTGACTGTAACAATCCTCACGGTTTTGCACGTCACTTGTATAAGACGGTGCAGGGTTGGCCGTTCGAGGAGTCCACGACAGCTGGAACGGTTGGCACCGTGTCTGTGACGGCGCAGAAGAGGCAGTCTGATTCAAAAGAGAATCAAGGCAAGAACGTCAAGGAGTATGGGCTGTCGGCTGTTGTGACTGCCCGCGATTCGTTCAAGGCTTGACCGGTATCGGTCAGGCCTTTTCTTTTATCAATTTCAAGTAGAAAGGCACCATTATGGCTATTAATGCCGATGGTCTGATTCAGGCGTCTCGCGGTACGTTGTTCACGGCTCCCGCGAAGACCGCTCTTCCAACCAAAGTTTCCTCGTTCTTGTTGAATAGTGGCACTGTTGCCGCCGCTGGCAGCGGTTCCGTCGTGAATTGGGAGAATATCGGCCATACCTCCAACAACAACAAGATCAGCTTCAGCAAGGATGGCGGGGACACCACCACGAAGGACACGTGGCTTGTCGCCGGTGCGAAGAGTTCTACCGAGGCTCCGACCATCACCGTGTCCGGCGCGTCCGTGCAGGGTGATTCGGCCACCATCACGAAGGTCACTGGCGGCTGGGCCGGCGAACAGGGCGGCATCGTCGTGCCGTTGCAGCCCGTGGTGCAGCATCTGGCGTTGTTCGTTCTCGCCTACGATGATTCCGACAAGCTGAGCTTCGGATTGTATCTGCCGGAGACCGATTTCACGTTCGATAACGTCAGTCTCGCTGATGAGGATTTCGCGGAGTTCAGCTTCAACGCTGTCGTGAAATCCACTAGCGTGCTGAAGGCCGGTGCCAATGGTGAGGTTGGCGCGTACCAGATTTTCGCCCCGGAGACGTTCGTGTCAAAATAACCAGCCCGGATTCCAGCGGTAAGAATCCGGGTAATTCCTCTCAGACCGTATCGGGTTTGACCTCGAAAGGCTGAGATTTCCTATTGCCCCCGCATGTACCCATCCGTGCGGGGGCAATTCTTTCCAACGATTGGCAGATGGGTTTTTGATGGGGATTACAGATTATGGCTTCCAAAACTGATAAGAACACCGTTAAGACCGTTCCGGAGATTCCTGACACGCTGGCTGAGTTCGTCGAACAGCACGAGGAACTGGCCGGATGCCCTGAGTTCGTTCCGGCTCATGAGTTCTCCGTGGCGCAGACATGCGATTTCATGGTCGTCGATGCCGTGGCGTCCGACAGTTACGGCGTGTTCCGCAAGAAGACTTCCGATGATGTCGATTCAAGTCTGGCTATAGCCAGGATGGTGGCTGCCAGCGATAGTTTCTTCGAGAAGATCGCCAAGGACGTTGACGCCTACCACAAGTGGGTCACTGGCAGGACTCCGACGGTCCTGGTGCAGGTGTTCACGCTGCTTAACGCATTTTATGGCGCGTCCTTGGGAAAATCCGAAGCGTCAAGGACGCCTACCGGAAATGCAAAGTAGAGCTTACGTGTGATTTCCGTAGGTTCTACAATCTGAATCTTCCCGCCGCCATGCATGAGTATGACGGCGGTTTTCTTTTGACCCTTATCGGCGGGCTTGCCGGCTATGACGAGTCGTTGTATCGGGAATGGTTGCTGAACCATCCTGATGAGCGTGCCCGCGCCGAGTCCGAGAGTGATTCCGGTTTGAGTTTTCACGGGTTCACTCAGGATACGAGTCTGCTGTTGGGTATTTACAATCAGGTCGGCTTGCTGGTTTCCGGCACATTGCAGTTCAAGGACGGCAAGCATCCTGAGTTCAAACCGATTATGCCCCCTCACGCCGCCGATGGCGTTGATAGGCGTGTTTCCGCCAACTTCGAGTCGATGAAGGCGTTTCTGGGCATGTGATTGAAAAACAGGGGTTCTTATGGTGGAGTATCTCGCCGGTTCCGTTGGAATTGATATTTATCCGAACACCAAGGGTTTTGGCGAAGAACTCCGCCGTAAGCTCGCCAGGTACGCCGATGACGATTTCGATGTTCGTGTGACGCCTGACGTTGACATGTCTCGTTGGCGTGCGGCGAAAAGGCGTATCGAGGATGATGGCATCGTCCAGAATGTTGAGATTCGTGGCGATGACTCCGATCTGAAACGTGTTCTTCGGGACATTGATAAACGTAAAGTATCCCCGAAAGTCGAGCTGACCGACGCTTTGCGTGATCTGCGAACGATGCGCAAGCAAGTTCAGTCTTCCGACAAGGCCGTTTCCGCGATGAACAAGCGTATCGCCAATGGTGGCGATGCTTGGCGCAAGGTCACGCTGAAAAGCAAATCGTATCAGGACGCGGTGAAACGCAACACGCGATTGACCACGGCATACGCGAACAAGCAGATCGACGTTTTGGATAACGTCAAGAAGCACATCCGCAGTATGCAGGATGCGATCGAGAAGGTCAAGCCTCTGGGCAGTTCCAACAATGTCTCGATGGCTCGCGCCAACCGTCTCGTCGAACAGCTCGACAATGCGATGCAGCAGTTGAAGCGCAACAGCAAGGCGAACATCCGTGTTGACGTCAACGATGTTTCCGGGGTCGTCAACGTTCTCGAGAACGTGTCCAAGCGTCTGAATCAGGTCGATGGGATGGACGCCCATGCGAAGGTCTATCTCGACGGCGCGAAAAGCATGGAACGCGAACTTGAAGCGTTGAAGCGGAAATTCCGCAGTCTTCCGAACGACATCGAGACCGACTACCGGTCAGCCATCGACAAGCTGAATCTTGCTGCGTTCCATGCCGGCAAGGACAAGAACTACCACTATGAGGTCAATCTTGATTTGGATGTGACCCGTGCGCGTGAGAAGGCCAAGAAGCTTCAAGAAGATTATAAGAAGCTTGAAATGGACATCGACCTTAAAACGGCTGGTGCCCGTACTCATCTTGCCATGCTCACCCGTCCTCGTTCCGTCGAGATTTACGCGAAACTCCATGCCACTGATTTCGGCAAGATGCTGGATGGCATGACGTATGGCGCGACTGGTCTTCGCGCCGTCAACAACCAATTCCAGAAGTTCGTGAATTTCATGGACTCGTTGGATGAGAAGGTTCCGTTCTTTTCCGCATTGGGTACCGTGTTCGCCGGTGTTTCCGCTGGCGCTATCAACATGTCCCGTAGCGTGCTCGGCGTCGGCTCTTCGATTGTTTCCATGTCGAAGGCCGCTTTGGCAGCCCCGGCAGCTCTCGTCGGATTGGGCGCCGCCTATGCGTCCGTGAAGATGATTTGGGGCGAAAAGGGTGCTACTTGGAGCGACCAGATCGACATTGCATCCACGAAGCTGGGCAAGCTGTCCGACAGTGTGGTGAACGCTTTCTACGGTCAGGCGCGTCCAGCAATTCGCGGGTTGGCTGATTCCATTGCCGACACGTTGATTCCCCAAATGTCAACTCTTGCCGACCATGAGGGACGAATCGTCGTCGGCATGACCAAGATGGTCAAGGAAGCCGATAAGACAAGCGTCGTATCCAGCATTTTCAACGATGTGAATAAGTCGTTGACTTATTTGGAACCGGGTGTTGAGAGCCTTGTCAAGGCTTTCCTGAATCTTGGCGATTCAACTAGCCAGTATCTCCCTCGTGCCACACGATATGTGAGTGAGCTTGCGGATCAGTTCGCACGTTGGGTTGATAATGCTCGCGCGTCCGGTGAGATTGAGAAGTCGATGCAGCGTGTCATTGAACAGGCTGGATATTTGAAGAATTCCGTGAAAGCGCTCATGGGTATTGCTTCCGGCTTGTATTCCGCTTTGGCTGAGGACCAGAATGGCATCCAAAGCTTCTCCAAGGAGTTGCAGAAGGCGGATAAGGCTGTCAATTCGGCAAAGTTCCAAGACACGTTGAAGTCGTGGGCCGTTGGCGCTAAAGTGGCGCAGTCCGCGATGCGTGATTCATTCTCCGAGATTGGTGACGCTGGCTATTCTCTGCGGCATACCGTGGGAAATGTTTTCGGTGATGCCGGTAGGACGATTGCTTCGTTCACGAAGAATGTGAGCCGCCTGTTGAAGAACAGTAGCGGTGGTATTTCCGATTTTTCGTCTGGCGTTTCCAACGGATTTCAGAAGGTGTTCAACGCTGTTGGCGATGTGAGTCCGATGTTCAGCCAGCTGCTTTCGACTGTCGGGCAACTGTCTAAGACGTTCGGCGGCACATTGGCTGCTTCTCTTCGTGCTTCTGCTCCGCTGATTCAGGCTATCGCTACCGCCGCCGAGGCTGTGGCTAAGGCTTTCAGCGCGTTGCCGGAACCGATTCAGGCCGCGTTGGGCGTGTTCGCCACGTTCGGCAAGGCTGGCAAGACCGCTTTGGACACGGTGAAGCTTGCCGTGGTTGAGAACACGATGAAGTCGTTGCAATGGCAGAAGGCTTTGATGGAGTTGGGTGTGACTTCCGCTGGTACTGGTGTGACGTTGAAGAATGTCGCTCAGGGGTGGGTGGCGTCTAATCCCGCTGTTTCTAAGTTCGTGTCGAATGTCGGCTCTGCTGAGGGCGCGATGGGCAAGGTGAAGGCTGTTGCGTCTGGTTTGGGTGGGATGCTTGCGTCTACGCTTTCCAATCCGGTGACTTGGGGCGTGGCTGCCATTACGGCAGCAATCGCAGCGTATTCCGATTACAATGCGAAAGCCCAGGCGACTGAGCGTGCTTCCGAGAATATTGCGACAGCGTTGGGTAAGATTCCTGATTCTGCCGCCGAAGCTTCCGGCGCGTTATCCAATGTCGCTTCCGCGATTCAGGATGCGTTCAAGGACGGTAATTATGCTGAGACTGGTTGGAGCTGGTTGGATGATTGGACAACTGGATTCAAGAATACTGCCGAAGCCGCCGACAAGCTTGGTGTTTCGACCACTGACCTGAGCAAGGCTGCGAGCGGCAGTACGAAGGCTTACAACTCGATGATGAATCAGTTGAAGGCCACATATGATGCTCACAGCACTTATTCGGCTACCGCGACGCAGAATTACGGCAATGAAGCTGGTGCAGCCAAGAAGCTTATAGCAGTAATGGAAAAGGCACGTCAGCAGTACATCGATAATGCGGAAGCGACTTCCGTCGCGAATGGTCATGCTGCCGGCTATGCGAAGAGTTTGATCGAGATGGGTGAGGATTCCGATTCGGTTTCCATTGCCATTGCGACTCAATCTCAACGTCAGCAGATGTTGAACAGTGCCGCACAGAAGTACAACGACATTGTCAACAATCAGCGTACCGCGCAGCAGAACGCTTTGAGTGTCGCAACGGAATATGGTCAGATTTACAACGGTTTGGGTGATTCCATCCAGCGCATCAAGGAATTGGGCGTGCAGAACGTTTGGGACAGTGCCGCGGACTCGTTCAATAACATGACCGAGGCTGGACAGTTGGCTCAGACCAGCTTGCAGAATCTCGCTACGACAGGCCATGATTGGCTTGAACAGTTGGTTGCTTCCGGCGCGTCAACCGATGCGGTGAATGCGAAACAGCAGGAATTGTCAACACAGTTCTACGAGACGGCGAAGGCGATGGGCGTCCCGGAATCGGAGATTCAGAAACTGCAACAACTGTATGGGTTGACTCCTGAAGAGGTCAAGACATTGTTCAAGACCGAAACGGAACAGTCGAAGCAGAATCTGACATCCTACTTGTCTGATTTGCGGGCATTGTTCCCCGGCGAGGGCAATACGGCCATCTTCACCACGGTCCTTGACGGTATCAACAGCGGAGCATTGTCCAGCGCGGATGAGGTTCAATCAACCGTGAACAATCTCATGAACAATGCGAGCACAGACGGTTCAGGCAAATACACCATCGTGTTGGATGCCAACGGCAATCAGGCCGTTGTCGCTACCGATGAGGTCAGGAAACATGCCGACCTGTTCAAGAAAGGCACTGATGGCAATGGCTATACGACCAATCTGAAGGCTTCCGATCTTGCTTCGATGACCATTGACTATTTGAAAGGCGACGCCAACGCCTACGGTTCGTTGAGACCCACCGCGTCACTCGGCGCGAGGGACAACACTCAGCCTGCGAAACGCAGTGCTGAGCGCACCGCGAACCAGTGGAATGGAAGCACGTATAACGCACAGTTCGGTGGAAATATTTCCGGTAGTTTCTGGGGAATGCTCGGCACTTTGTGGGCCGAGGGCAGAAGTTGGGCGAGCAGGACGTTCAACGCTATTTTCGGAACCAAGAGAGGACGTGCCACAGGCGGTGAGGTCGAGGGCGATAATGTGACTCGCACCGGCAGGATCGTCGGACGCGGAACGAACACGAGCGATTCCATCGCTTTGAACGATTCCACCGACGTGTCCACCGGTGAATATGTTGTGCGTGCCGCCGCAGTGCATAGCATGGAGGCCCTGTACGGCAAGGGAGTGATGAGCGCCATCAATGCGAGTGGCGACATTCCAAGCCAGTATTTGAAGAACGCGCGTCGTATGACTCGTGTTTCGATGCCTTCCATGGTTTCTGACTATTCGGCAGGTTCTTCCGACGATGTCAAGTTTGAAAGCGGCCCTACATACAACATCACGCAGAACTTCCAATATCCGACCATCACACCAATCTCGGTTCAGACGAATCAGAAGTTGGACAAGGCTGCGATGATCGGCATGTGAGAGGGGAGTATCGTGGCTTTTTCCACGTGTTTCTACAGGTTGAATAATGTTCCTCTTGATTCGGAGAACTGCATCGTCACTGTTGGCTCGACATTGTTGAGCGCTATCAGTGTTGACCGTACCGTTTCGACAGTTCCGCAACGGCATGGTTCTATCCCTTCCGGCATGACGCCTAGGTTTTCGGAACGTCAATTGTCGTTGCAGGTATGCGCTTGGGAGCCTGATGTGCTTGGTGAATCATCCAGGCTGATGCGGTTGTGCACGATGCCGAATCTTGTCATGAGTCGGATTATCGATGGTGTCGAGCAGCGCACCCGTGTCGAGTTGACCTCTTTGAGTCCTGATGATTCCAAGAGCCATCCGAACAGGTTTGTTCCGTTCACTGCCGTGTTCGCCATGCCTGACGTGTGGTGGCGTTCCGTCACGCATGAGACCGTCTCACTGCCTTTGAACGGTGGGAAGGTCATGTCCGGCGGTTCGGTGATGCCGTCAGCCGGATACTACACGTTCTGGCAGGGCGTTCCGAATGCTAGTCCGAGTGTGCTTTCCACTCAACTTCCGTATAGTTGCGGTGACGCTCCCATAACAGACATGGTGTTTCGTTTCCCGAAAGGTGTGACGGGCATAACGGTGAAGGATACGGTATCCGGTACCGGTATCACATGGTCTGGCACGCGCGTGGATGCTCGGCCTTACTTGTATTTGGATGCGGGATCGTTGACTGCATGGAGTTCCGATAGTGATTCCGCATGGTCTGGCGGTTCTCAGAACGAGACAGTCGGATTGGATTATCTGCCTTCCGGTAGGTTGCAAGTCAATCCTGATGTTTCTGGTGACTACAGGATTGCAGTTAAGGCCACTGGTTCCGGGAATGTGGCGTGCAGGTTTAAGAGAAGCTGGTGGTGATTTCCACTGGCTTCTTTCTTTTTAAGTTGAGGGATGCTTATGGGTAAGACTCTAAAATCTCGTCTTGTCGCATATCAGGCCAATGGAAGCAAGCTTGGATTGCTGCCTGAGCCGACTTCCTATACTGTGTCGTTCACTCATGATGCTGTAGGTGCTTTGACCGTCAGCTATTCGCGTAAAGCTTTGCGTGGTGAGATTCTTGACCGGCGTCTTGAAACCGGCTTGGAAATCGCCGTGGAAGTGTCTGATGGTGGACGCTGGATTGAACCGTATAATGGCCGGTTCGTCATCGCCTCACGTTCAAGGAACGCTTTGGACGTGTCCGACACGGTGTCGTTGACCGGCGTCTCCTACGGGTGGCTGTTGAAGAAAGCTCTGAATCTGGACACGTCCAGATTGGAGACCAAAGGCGACGAGAAAGGCACCCGTAAATTCGCGAACGCGAACGCTGGCACGATCATGCGCACGTTCATGGATGAGAATTGGAATCGTGGCGGCGTGAAAGTCGATTGCAGCCGGTTCACTTCCGGTGCCGATTCCGCTGGCAAACAGTGGGGCTACATGCTGCCGAGCATATATTACGATCTTGGCATTTCCATACAGGACGTGTTGGATTCGCTGGTGAACAACGGCTTATGCGATTGGCGTACCAATGCCCGGCAACTGCTGTTATGGAACGCCGATAGCGTCGCCGTCTGCCGTGACTTGTCCAAATCGTGTGTGGTGACGCTTGCGCAGGATGTGTCGGAGGCTCCCGATGACGAGAGTATCGACGGGTTGGCTTCCTCGATTCTTGTACGTGGCGACAATATTAATTTCCGGCAGGATAATCCGGACGCTCCGAAGCCTTGGGGCGGTTGGGAATTGTATTCAAGCCAACAGGGTGTGAACAAGAAGGAGACCGCCGAACATCTCATCAAACCGACGTTGGCTAACGCGGCTAGGGTTCGCGGACAGTACACGCGATCCGTGAACGTTGTCGAAGCGTCTTGTCTGCCGCTTATTGATTACACGATAGGCGATTGGATTACCGCGCCGACTGTGGCGAACCGTGAGAAGGTCCGTGTCCAACAGGTCACTTTGCAACTCGACTCGACTGGGTTCAAGGCTTCGCTGATTCTGAACGACAAGAATTATGATTCCTCGGTTCGTTTGACGAAGCGTATGAACGGTATTACCGGTGGTGCTCATTTGGGTGGCGCGTCTGGTGCGATTCCGGCTCCTGAAAAGGACCATCGCGTGCCGAAGGCTCCGCAGAATCTGTCGGCCAATTCCGACGCTTATATCAATGTGAACGGGTATGCGCGTGGCATGGTTACGGCCCGTTGGGATGATGTGACGTTGGCGACTGATGGCACCGCCATGGACATCACGTCGTATGCGGTCGAATATCGTGTGAACAAGACTGGGTATGAGTGGCATTCCGCTGGCACGACCACTGAGCATACGTTATCTTGGTCGAATCTGGATTGCGGTGTTCAGATTCTTATCAGAGCGCGTGCTGTCCCATCGTATTCAGATCAGATGGGCGAATGGTCTAGCGTGTTCGCGTTGACTGTCGCTAAGGATACGACTCCTCCTCCTGTACCGTCTAAGCCGATTCTTTCGTCTGAGTTGGGTGTGGTTTCGGTTGCTTGGGATGGGAAAACTGCTGATGGTGGTTCCATGCCGATTGACTGGGACAGGAACATTCTTGGCGAACGTTTGGCTAATGGTAGTTTCAAGGAGATTGCAGCTGTTTCGACTGGTATTGGCGATTATGTTATTACTGGTTTGACGGCTGGCTCTTCGCATACATATGCGTTTCGTGCTGTCGATCATGCTGGTAATCGTTCCGACTGGTCGGCAGTCGCCTCGGTGACGGTGGCTTCGGCTGTCTCGCCTGAAGAGGTCAAGCAGATCCAAAAAGACCTGGCTGACAATCAGACGGCTTTGAAGGATAACACCGCGAAGCTGGATCAGGCGCGGAAGGACATCCAGTCCAACAAGTCTAATCTTGATGCGGCGAATCAGACGCTCGCTCAAGCCAAGACCGACCTATCGCAGGCGCGGAAGGACATCGCGCAGACCAAGAGCGACCTGACCACGGCGAACGGCGAAATCTCGAAGGCCAAGGAGTCGGCTGCGCAGGCATATGCCGAAGCCCACAGCAAGAACCATACGTTTCGCGGGCCCGACGAGCCGGACGCCTCCAAAGGGCTGATCGTCGGCGACCTGTGGCTCAAGACGCAGAAGTATTGGACGAGGTGGAAAGGGGAGAAGAACGCAAGCCCCTCACTGCTTGCCGACTTCTACACCTACTGGACGGGTGCGCCGAATAACAGTCCGAGCGTCTTGGTGCCCTTGTCCGATCGTGTGATTGACACGCTTGTCTGGGATGGTGCCGCTTGGAACCACATGGGCTATGCCGACGTGGAGCGCAATGCCGACGAAATCGCTCAGGCGAAGTCCGACATCGCGGACAATGCCGCTAAGACAACCGACGCCAAGAAGACCGCCGAGAATGCCGCTGCCGCAGCGAAGACCGCGCAGGGTACGGCAGACAGTGCGAAGAGCGCCGCAGGCACGGCCCAGTCAACGGCGGATGCCGCACAGACTGCCGCTAAGAGTGCCACCGCGACCGCAGGTCAGGCCAAGGATGCGGCCAATGCAGCTCAGACCGCCGCCGAGAGCGCGAAGAAGACCGCAGGCAACGCGGAGACACTGGCCAACACGGCCAATGCTTCGGCCAATGCGGCCAAGTCCGACGCGGCTTCGGCCAAGACGGACGCTTCGGATGCGAAGGACACCGCCTCAAACGCTTCGAGCGTGGCAACGCAGGCCAAGGCCACCGCAGACAGCGCGGCCCAATCCGCCACCGACGCGGCCACCGCCGCAAGGAAGGCGAACACGGCTGCTGCTGCCGCCGCTGGCGTGGCCAATGGCAAGGCCGACGTGCTGATTCAGAGCACGGCGCCGGCCACGTCGATGCGCAAGGCTTCGACCTTGTGGATTGACACGACTGGAGGCTCGAACACGCCGAAGCGCTGGAATGGCAGTGCTTGGGTGGCTGTGACCGACAAGGCCGCCACTGATGCGGCCAATGCGGCTGTCAAGGCCAATACGGCTGCGAAGACCGCGCAGGATACCGCCGACAAGGCTGCGACTGCCGCAGCTAACGCAGCGTCTCAGGCCAATCAAGCCAATGCGGCCGCCAAGAAAGCGCAGACCACTGCTGATGGTAAGAATCTGATCTACCGTGGCCCTGACGAGCCGAATCATGATGGCTTGAAGCCGGGGGACATGTGGTGGAGGACGCAGAAATATTGGACCCGCTGGAAGGGTGAGAAGAACAATTCGCCGTCCATGCTGGCCGATTTTTATACGTATTGGACGGGTGCGCCGAATAACAGTCCGAGCGTCTTGGTGCCCTTGTCCGATCGTGTGGTGGAAGTCCTGACGTGGGACGGTACGAGATTCGAGCCATTCGACCTCGTGGCGAACAACATCCTCGCGTCTGGCACGGTGGCCGCGAAGCATCTTGCCGCCGACTCAGTGACGGCGGAGAAGGTCAAGGCCAATGCCATCACGGCGGACAAGCTCGCAGCAAACAGCGTGACCACTGAAAAGCTGGTGGCTGATGCGGTGACCGCCGCGAAACTCGCCGCCAACTCGGTGCAGGCGCGGAATATAGTCGCACTGGCCATCACGTCCGACAAGATTGCAGCCAATTCCGTGACCACGGGCAAGCTGAAGGTCACGGAGGATATGACCGTGGCGCTCCTGAATGTCCATAAGATTCAGGCGGGCGACATCGTGGCTGGCGCCATCACGACAGACAAGATTGCCGCCAATGCGGTTAACGCGGACAAGCTCGCGGCGAATTCGGTGAACGCTTCGAAGATAGTGTCAGGAGCGATCACCGCCGACAAGCTGGCGGCAAACAGCGTGACGGCCGTCAAGATCGCGGCTGGCACTATCACGTCCGACAAGGTGGCGGCAGGCCAATTCAAAGGCTACGTCTTTACGGGCGCCGTCTTCCAAAGCTCCGAGGCCGCGAACACGGGAATGAAGCTCAACAGCAGCTCGTTGCGGATGTGGGATTCGGCTCATAACCAGACCGTCTACCTCGACGGTGAGGGCAAAAGCAACCTGCTGACCGGCACGTTCCAAACCCGTGTGAGCGGGCATCGCGTGCGCATCAGCCCCGACTACCAGTCGTACCTCATCGGAGGTTCGGAGACGTTCGTTGGTGACGGATTGGAATTCCCCGCATACAACGGTTCCACCGCCTACTACAGTCATCCAGCCATCGCATCGGTCATCCAGTCGAATCAGGTCGGCTCGATGGGCGAACTGGACTTGTGGAGCGGACACGTGAGCAGGAACGATCCCGCCGCGTTCATGTCTCTCAGATCGAAGCCGCGCAAGAAAGGCGGTACCGGCAGCGGCGGCGTCACATCCAGAGTGCATGCCGTGGCGAACACGGATTACGACGAGCCGGACGAGAGCAAGAAAAGCAGCGCTTACCTCACTCTGTCCGGCGATAGCGCGAACGGTTCGGAGTGCTGGCTCGGAGCGCAAGACGCGAACGGCGAGGTCGGAGTCGGCGCGAACATCGGCACCGGATACCTGCATCTCGGCGGCTATCTCGGCGGTATCACGAACCGTTTCACGTTCCAGGGCCAGGCTGCGTGGAAGGCGTGGTATCCGAATCCCGGCCAGAGCATATCGGCCGGCGCGGCAATGCAAGTCAACTGCACGCTCAGTCCGACGAAATACGGCCGCTATTTCGTCGTCGCGAACGCGGATTCGCAATGGGCGGGCATCATCGCGCATCCGTGCAATACGGGCGGCCAGAGCGGCTTCCAGTTGAAGCTTTACAACGCCGACCAGCAGCCGTGCCCGGTCGAAGTGTACGCGGAATACCTCGCCTATCTGGTCAAATGATTGGAGGAAAACTTGTCATCGACTTTTGAAATGGATGCGAACGGACTGTGCATCATCCGCTGCGATCCGCCGGTGAACGGGTCGGACAGTTTCGTCTTCCGGCCTGAGGTGATCGCATCGTGGAAGGCGCTGCTCGGATTGGCTTCGACCCGTGAGGCGGTAGCGGCGATCATGCAGGGCAAGGAGGATACAAGCCGATACGACCATGCCACCGGCAGGGGCGTGTGGACTGGAGCGTTCGAAGCGTTGGAATCCGCTTTGACGGATTCCGCGACCGGCGTGAGCATGATGTCCGACGATGGGGAAGTGTTGAATGACCCGCTGACCGCCGCACGCAACAGGACGCGTGAGGGCATGAATCTTCCGGTCATGTCGAATGAGACCGACGCGCGGATGTGCGCCGCATTGACTGCTGACGGTTCCGGTGTGGAAGCGTCCAGCGGCATCGATGTGGCCTGCACGCGGGATATCGACGGATTGGACGCCTTCCTTGATGACGAGTCCAGCCAAAACATGTTGGACGAATGCGAGGAACGCTTCTACGAATCGCTCATGCCAAGACAAAACCAACAGAATTAAGGAGATTGATTATGGCCGATGAGACCACTGAAACCACTACCGCTGATACCACTACTGCCGTGACGCCCTCTGAGCCGTCCGGTGTGCTTGATTTGCGTCCGCCGAAGGAGTCGGTGCGCGCGGAATTGTGCCGTCTCGGATTGGAGTTTTCCAGCGCTGACGGCACCGCCGAATCGTGGCGCGACTACCAGCGTGGCGTGCTGGCCACGTTCGACGATACGGGCACGTCCGTGACGTTGACGGACGTGAAGACGAATCTCGGACGCACCCTCACACTCGACGAGCTTAAGGCCGTGACTCGTATCGACACGATGACCGCCGCCGACTAACCCCGCTTTTCACCATTTTTTTCAACCCCTACAATCCACACGGATTGTGGGGGTTTCGCATTAAAAGGAGACTTATTTTGACTCAGATTCCAGCCGACGCGAACGAGGTCATCGACCAGCTTTCCGCGCAAATCGGCACTCTCAACAAGCAAATCGCAATCCTGACCAGTCAGCTGTCGGCGGCCATGAAACTCATCCCGAAGGATGTGCTCGAAAGCGTGAAGGGAGACGAGAATGCAGAGGATTAACCTGTGGCCGAACCCAAAGTTCGACCCCACCGGCTTCCATGTCGTCCAAAAGGGCGGCGACATATCGAAGTACATGACCGGTGGCACGCTGGCCAACACCAGAGGCGAATACATCGACCTGCCTTTCGCGTGCGAGGTCGGCGTGGAATACGTGTGCACGTGCAGGATCGTCAGCAACAATACGACGAATAAAAGTATCGGCATCTTTTTCGGCGGCAAGGTCAAATACCCAAGTGCCCAGACGGTCGGGAAATATACGATCCGCTTCACCCCGACCGCCAATGACACGCGCCTGGCCATCCCCTCCGGTATGGCCATCAGCGAATTGAGCGTGGAAGCCGCCGACACGTATGACGCGGCGCTCGGGGGGGGGGCTTCCGGGCTTCTTCTCGGGGGACACGATGCCACGCGATTAAGGCGATTCGTCGGGCGGGTGATGTCCGATGATGGTCACGAACCTATGCACGAGCCCATCCTCGACCATCACCCTGAAAGCCGACAAGTGGGTGAATATCACGACCCTTCCGAGCGTGAATGGGGCGACATATCAGATCAGCGTCGAGGTGAACGTCACAGGCGGCACTATCTCGATAATCGGAGCGGATGGCGACATCAACGCAAGACAACGTGTCAGCTACAAGATGATCATCAACAATTCCCATCCGATATCAATGAGTTATCACGTCAAGTCAGGCAGTCCGACCGTCACAGTGACGAACATGCTCATCTGCACGTGGGGCGAATACCAGGCGAACAAGGCATTGCTCGACGGCCTTTACTTTTTCGACGGGGATACGATGCCACGCGCCTAACCCTTTTGGGGGTGGTGGCATGAGTCTCATCGTTAATCACTGCGTCATGCCGAAAGACGGTGTGAGCGTCAAGACGACGAACACGACACCATCGGACATCACCTTCACGGGGTTGACGGCGGGCGTGAAATACCATGCGAGCGTCGTCTGTTACATGCTGTCCACGAGTGGCGACAATCCGCGCTTGCGTCTCACCACCAATGGCAGCGATAGTGGGCTTGTCACTTCGAATGGTCGCGTGGATTACGTCTTCACCGCCGCCAGCACCACTCACGGCATTCTCGTCGGTCTGAACAATTGCACGGTCAATCTGAGCAAGGGCTTGTGCGTGCCTCAAGACCAGTGGCAGCAGCTCGTCTCGTTGGGATTGCCGGGCAATTATTTCGATGGCGACACCATGCCAAAAGATTAAACGATTTCAAGGAGATGTGATGTGTTTCAAACGTTTTTAGCGGGTTTTGGTGGTGTGGGCGGCGCGTGCGCGCTCATCACGCTCGGCCTGAAAGTCTGGCCGGGCGCTTTGGACGCGCTGGCGACCGGCCTGTACTCGCACGTGCAGCCGGAACGGTTGCCCTATGACAGTCCACTTTCCCAGCATTTCGCAAAAACAAGGACACTGGGAGAGCGGACATCGAAAATCGACGACCGCATGGACGAATTGTGTCGCGACACGATCAAAAACACGATCATTAGCCTGATCTACGGCGACAAGGACACCGACCACAGCGAGGCCGTCAGCTACGAGTTGTCGAAGCTTGAGAAATTGGACGCGCAATGCTGGATAGTTGCTGCCGCCGAAAAATACTTGGAGGACAGGCAATGACGCACCTAGCCATCGCAGGCGGCGCATACCTGCTACTGCTCGCGCTCGTCATCATGTTCAATCACGGCGCGCACAAGCGCTGAGCATTTTTCAACCATAAGGCCATTCGATCACGAATGGCCTTTTTTCATGCCCCAAAACGGGGCGGAAGGAGGAAACGTCATGGACGAGAACACCGTCATGACACCAGAGATGACACCGCAGGGCGACAGTCTGCCGCCCGAGAACATTCAGGTCGTGTCCGAGGAGGATGCGGCCAAGGCCGTGGAAGGATTGGAGGACTGAGCATGGCAAGCGTCGGCACTTTGATCAATCGAATGCGCTACTGGTGCGCCGTGGCCAACTTGGGCTATTCGCAGGCGGACCGCTGGAACTTCAACCCTTCAGGGGGTAATTGCGACTGCTCCAGCCTGGTGATCCACTGTCTCAAGGAGGCTGGATTCGATACCGGTTCGGCCACCTACACCGGCAATCTGTCCGGCAATCTGACTCGTCGCGGCTGGATTCGCCTGCCCGCGAACGGCAATCCGCAGGCTGGTGACATCCTGCTTAACGACGTGCACCACGTCGCGGTCTATCTGGGTGGCGGCAAGCTCGCGCAGGCGTCCATCAGCGAGCGTGGCACCGCGTATGGCAGGGCTGGCGATCAGACTGGCCGCGAAACCAATATCAGGCGCTATTACAGCTATCCATGGAACTGCTATCTGCGATACCAGGGCGCCCAGTCTTCCGCTCCAGCCGCAAATTCCGGTGCCATCGCAGTGGATGGCAATGTTGGTCCGGCCACTGTCCGCCGTTGGCAGCAGGTGATGGGCACTACGGTGGATGGCATCATCAGCGGCCAACAGGTACCGGACGGCAGGACCTACGCGCGTCCCGCAATCGATTCGAGCGTGGTCCGCTACGGCGCTGGCGGCAGTGATCTGATCCGTGCCGTGCAACGTCGACTCGGCTGCGGCGTTGACGGACTGCTCGGTCCGGCGACCATCAAGGCCATCCAGCGTCATTACGGTCTGGCGCAGGATGCGAGCTTCGGCCCCGCGACCGCACGCGCCTTGCAGTCGGCGCTCAACCAGGGACGATTCTAAGGAGGTTTCAATGGCTCAACATGCAGCGCCAACGACTTTGGAGACTACAGTCAACAATCTAACCAACGAGTGTGAGGACGGTCAGGACAACCAGCCGCCGGACGCGTATACGCCGGTCTTCAGCAAGCAGATTAGGACCGTGGTCTACGTGCTTGGCTTGGTCGCCTCTTGCGTCGGCCTCGGCTTCATGACCTTTGGTGATGCGGCTGTCGGCGGCTACATTTCGACCGTGGCCGGCTTCATCGCCAGCGGTCTCGGAGTGGCCTACAATCCGCTGCGCCGTGATTGATTTTTTGGCGTGAGGCTCAAACTCGTGTGTGGAAAAATTTGCGGCACTGTAGTGTCCGTGGAATTTTTTACACCCGTTTTCTAACATTTGCCCCTTTCTCAGCGATTACGCTGGGGGAGGGGCTTTTTGTGTTTCGCACGGTAGAATCATCATCATGACCAAGAAAGAGCATGATGATTTTTGGACGAAGTGGAAGCGCGAGCTCACGAAGGATGTGAAGGCCGACAGGATACACGGCGGTGAAGCTGATTTCAGCCGAATGCATGGCGCAACATTGGACACTCAAAAACTGTATGACATGCTACCGCGAGTCTGAATTGCCCCTCTCTCAGCATTGCTGGGGGAGGGGCTTTTTCTTGTTATTGGATTAGTCGTTTCGCCAGCGCTGGTGCCTGTATCCAATCGTCGAATGCGAAACCCAAGCCGGATTGTTCGGCGCGTTCGCATTGGGGTAGGTTGTAGGCGTGCCGTTTGACGAGCACGCGCAACCCTTTGTCCATGAGCCGGTCGAGCGTATGCGGATTGTCCTCGACGGTCACGTCTGCACCAAGGGCGGTCTTGTCGGACATGTGGCACCAGCCGAGCCGAGCCGTCCAACGGTCGCGCACGATGGTCGCAAAGTCGGTGTTGCACTCGGCCAAATCGTCCAGTCTTCCGCCCTCGAAGCCCATGCCGCACAGCCAACGGTCGGTATCCTCTTGGTCGTCGTAGCGGCTGGTCGCCAGCACGATGCGGAACCCGCCGTAACGCAAATCGTCCAACGCCTCGGGCGCATGGGGGTATGGGCGTTCGCGCAGATACAGGCCGAGTCCCACCGCACGCCGGTGCAATACGGGCTGCGTGCGCACGTTGTCGAACCACCCCTCGCAGGCGAAGGAATAGTCCGACGGGTCGGGCGCATCCGCGTAATAGTCGTAGCCCATTTGGGCCAGACAATCCTTGAACGCGGTCGTATAGTCAACGAACGTGTTGTCCAAGTCGAGGACGATTAACGGTCTTTCAGTCATTTTCTCCTACCTTATACGAGTCGAGTTGCAATGGCTTGTTCATCGTTTCCATTGCGGCCAACCGTTCTTTCAATCCGGCATGACGGTAGTGTTCGACCATCAGACGGCTGGAATGGCCCACGATTTCCTCGACCAGTCCGACATCCACGCCCATTGACATGAGGATGGTAACGACGGTATGACGGGTTTCGTGACGGCTCCTATGCTCCGCATTGGGTACTCCCGCCGCTTCCAACAGTTTGCGGAACTGTTCGATATCCTCTTCCGGTTCGATAGGGGAGCCGTCATCGTGACGGAACAGGAGTCCATGCGGGTTCGGTATTTCAGCGGTATCCACCAAGTATGCTTCGAGTGTCTGCGCCAATGCGGGAATGATTGGCACTTTCCTTCCACGCTTTGATTTCGGCGGGGTGAGACACCAGCGGCCTTGCAGCTCGATCATGTCGAAGCCGTCTGGAATACGCCACCTCCATTGCGGACATGCGGCACCACGCTTGTATCCGCACGGGTACACGCCTTTACGGTCTGGTTCGCCGCAACCGTGCTCCTTCTTCAACTCCTCCAGTTTCCAGTTGACGGTGTATTCGCCGTAGGGGATGCCGTTTGCCGTGGTGGTCAGTTCGAGGTCTTGGAGTGAAGCCCCCAAGATTTCGCCGGGGCGCATGCCGGTGCATAGTCTGAACCATTCCCTCGCGCCGTCACGTATGCCCAATTCGTTGGCGGCTTGGAGGATGCGTTTGGCTTCATCGTCGGTGAATGCGGTACGCTCGTGGGCTTCGTTCTTGCGTTCGTCGGCAAGACTAATGTCCTTGTCCTTCGGAGTGGGAACGCCACCCATCGGATTCGTGGGAAGAATCCTATCCGCTACGGCGGCATTGCAAATCTGGTTCAACGTGGTGTGCGTCTGGCGGCGGAGACTGAGACTGGCCTTCACGTGCATTTTCTTACCATCGATGGTCTTCGCGACGGTAAGACCATTTACGATGCGGTCGCAGACTGCGGCGTTCAGGTTCGACATTTTCTGCGAATGGTACGGGCGCAGATGCTTGCGGACGATGGTTCGATAGTTGGCGAACGTCTTCGGGTCTGCATCCCTCTGCCGTCGTTCCAACCATTGTTCCGAATATGCGCCCAACGTGACTGACGTGTTGCTGGTGCTGCCGAATTTGGCTCGCTCTTGGAGCAGTTCGGTCAGACGCCGGTTCGCGTCGGCGTACTTCTTGCAGCTGTAGGTCTTCCCGTCGATCTTGAACTCGAAGCTGGGGTAAGCCTTGATTGTGCCATCGGCCAGCTTCTTTTTCCGTTCGACTTTGTATGGGTAGACGATGCCGTTTCTTGCTTTGCGTGCCATGATTACCTCCTTGCTTCCATATTCTCAGACATTCTCAGACTTCCATTTGACCCGCAAGTGATGGTCAAGTGACCCTCAAGTGAGGTGAAACCGTTGAAATGAAGCCGTTTTGCCCAATCGTTCCAAGGGGTATTCTATCAGACTGCATTAATCCTATGTGCAATTTTTCGGTCTTGTATCCACTCTTTTACATCTTTTACATAATCATTCCATCGGTCAGTTGTTGCCACAAGGGTAATAATATCACTTAAAGCATACCCCTTGTCTAATAACTCTTTTACATAATCATGATGGTCAGCGACATTTAATATTGTTTTTGAATCTCTTACAAGCTCTG